CTATGCTACAAGCTTATTGGCGGATGTTGACATAAAGCCGTTCTCTATGTAGTCATCGCCTTTCTTTAAAGATTTCAGTTTGTCAAACATTATTCTGTCAGCAGTAATGCCACGATAACTTGTTCCAATACACTTGTTAGAAAGGTTAATGTATTTGCTGATACCATCAATGACAGAAAGCGTTTCTTCATCAAGCTGCTTTCTTTGACCTCTTAAATATTGTATATTTGGAAATAGCCTCAATATATGTTTTTATCTTCTTTCAGAAAAGATGGATTATCTTTCAAAAAGTATGGAAGTGTATCTCGTTTCTTGGCATTATCAATTCGTCGCTGATTATCGAGAACCCACTTCTTGAAGCTGTCCGGCACATCTTTCACTTTGTTCACACTTTCAGTACTTGCTTCACTACGTCCGTCCCACGCCCAAAACTCCTCTTCTGTTTTAAGAATAGGAATTTTATAGCATCTGCAATTAGACCCCCAAAAGCATTTTCCATTGCGACGGATATACATGATATGGTTTTTCTCCAGAGTAAGGTCATATACAAACCCATCGTAATGCTGAATCTCTTTATGGAACACTGTCGACGTGACGGAATAGCATTCACGGATTGAATAACAATCGTAGTTTGAAGTTATGATACTTCCGTTGCTTTTGTGCGACACTCCAGCCTTGTTCACTGAAAAGGACGGACGATTCCCGGATTTCAGAATAAGCTCAGACAAATCCCCTGCCATACGTTCAGATACGGTAAAATAGAGGATTTCATCCTTGTCTGACTTAAACTCTGTTCCATGATTACCTACAAAAGATTTGCATGGTTGCCTGTATCCATCACAAAGCATAAAGGCATTAAGAAATATTCTGATCTGTCTGACAGATGCATTCTTTATCGCAGATGGTATAAATTTATGGGAACACTTGCCGAATATTTTCAGATAATTCCTTATTGGAGTACTATAAAATGCAACTTCTTGCTTGTCTAAATGTGGCTCAAATCCGATACGCTTCACGCAGTTTACAATTCTGTCCCGTGCAGGCTCACCTTCTTGTTGGGAGATAACAACCCCGGCGTTTCCCATTGTACTCCCGTCTGAAAGCCAATACCCCATAAACTCACAAAACAGGTCAAATGGTATTTTGATGTTGTCTATCTCATAAAATGCAACATCTTCTGACTCATATTCGCATCCTCTATAAAAAGCCCCTTTCCCCTTTGTGTACTCTTTAGCTTGGCAGTTCTTTATCCTGCCATCATTCTTGTTTAAATAAACCATATTATGTTCCGGTGTAACCAAACAGTCCAATGATTTATTGAAAAAGTGTATCATGTCACCATTATATCGGTAACACTGCCTATTCGTAGACTCTACCCACTCAGGTGTTCTGTTAGTAGGATTCAATGACAATATCAAATCATCATCAAATACATCTTTAAACAGTTTCCACCCTCTGTTTGTAAGCACTTCGCTGTCATCGGAATAACAATTCGGGTGCCAACCAACCCAAGTAAAATCCTTGGGATATTTCCCGGCAAGGGATTCGCATACAGTGCAAGGAAACTCTCTTCCGGAGCGTTTGATTTCATAACCTACCACAAAGTCCATTTGCTTCCAACGCTCATTTTCGGCGGTCCGGTAAGCCATATTGATTTCAGACCGAGCCAACCGGATAGAACGGTATTCACAATCTTTTAGGTGTTCTGCACTTCCGTACTTCTCTTTGTAGTCTTTTTGGAGCGATGGAAAATCAAGGAGGTGTTTGGATATTTGCTTGCTTAGGGCAACGGCACTTGTTCCTTTCTGAATAGCACAGGAGATGGCGGCTTCCAGTTCCTCCTTGTAAACGGTGGACTGTTGCCAGAGTTTAGCCGATACATCAAACCCTCTGTCCCTGCGGTTCTGAAATGCTTTCAAAGCATCAGAATTGGTTTGATAGAGAACTTTGTACTTTTCTTTATCAATAGTGGCGGTATAAGCTTTCAGAACCTTGTCAGCCATCAAATCTTGTACCTCATTGCTATTCTTCCACTCATCAGAAGTACCACGATAGATAACAGACCGAATATCATCTACGAACTGAGCTTGAATGTCCGCAATAGACTTCTTGGTTTGCGGATAGTCAGAAAACTTGAAGACAGTACCACTGTCGGCATCATATTCAGTATTCAATGCAATCTTTGCGGCTTCCAGATTAAGAGTATCGTATATCTGCTCAACAAGGGCAACATATCTGTTTAGCCGGCTGTTGAGTTCCTGATATTTCTTCTTCTGATTTGGAATGTTTGGTTTTGCCATACTATTCTGTTTTTAAGCTATTTTTTGGAGTGGGTAGAAAAAACATGGGGGGTAAGACAAAAAAGATTGTTCTGTTTTTAAGATTAGCTCACTTTTTTCTTGAACTTGTCACATACGTCACGGTTAAGAAAGCGGCTGGAAGTGAAAAATGGACAACGGCACATGAAGAACTCACCTCTCAAGTTCTTCTCATGTCGGTCATACGAATGCACACAATCCTTGCAATGGTATGAGGATATGTTAGAGGGTATCATCTTTTTTGACATGGCGTTATTCTTCAATTCTATCAGGTGCCGGCATTTCCAGCAGCCTGATAGCCTTAATCGTTTTTCTACCTTCCAAGATAGCTTTGCATAATCTATGGTATCCGTCTGCTATTTGTCCTACTTCATCCAATATTATAGGGTGGTTTAAAGAACAATCACGAACACGTTTGCATTGAAAGATGAAGCTATGAAGCTGACTGCACTCAAATGGTTCAACAGTCAGGTCTATATTCCACAATGGCATATCACGTACAGGGTATTCCTTTGCTTTCGCGAAATTATAAAGTGTTTGAGCATTCCATATCTTATTGCCTCTGTGGTATTCACTTTCAGCGAAAGTCATATTATCTATTGGTACTTTCATGTTATTTACTTATTTAGCAAGGTGCGCCAACGTTACAGACATCCAACGCACCCGTTACATTTTCTACACGTGGCAGATAGGCTATTGAACAATCTCCCAATCATCGGCAAACACATCGCTAATAGACGGAACCCATGAATCAGCACGCCCGGTGTTCTCGTTGTAAATAAGGCATTGACTCGTATAGTCAATGAAACCTTTGCCTTTCAGAATAAGGTCTTTTGCTGATTGCGGAAGAGATTGCATCTTGGGAATAACATCACTCTCTATATGAGCTGGAACCTGTTTGAATACCATTAATCCTTTCCCGTTCCAGCCCTTTCTACGGATAACGCCACCTTGTTTCAAAACGTCTATAGCATCACCGAAACAGATAGGAGTTTCTTCCTTGACTTCTCGATATGATTCTTCAAACAGTTTTTTGGGTGACCAACTTTCATAGCCATATTCAGTACGAGTGTGATATCCCAGTTTATAAGACTCATTCTTTTCTATTTCACTTTTTACTAAGCCTTTACTGCAAGCTTCACCCAATGTCATAGGTTCTGCCTCAATCTGTTTTGTTCCAATATACTTTTTCATATATCTGTAGTAATTTAATTATTCTCCAGGAGTATATGTACCGGTAATAGAGGCAGTGCTGTCATCGGTTAGAGTCGCTGTGCCGGTAATGACTGTACCTTTGATAGTCAAAGCTATTGATTTGATTTTTGCACCGGTATCGCCTTTGTCTCCTTTCGCTCCAGCAGCACCTTGTTCTCCTTTCTGCCCTTTGAGGTTCTTAAAAGCAAAATTCAGCTTGCCTTCTTTCATTGTTACATCCACAGAAGGTGTACCTACATTCGCATCAACGCTGGCGGTTGCCCCGGTTACGGATGAGCCATTACCACTCGCTTGAGGTAATACAATCATTTTAGCGGCAGTAACAGCGGTAGTACTGACAATGCGAATCATCATCCCGGCAGGTACACAAAGGTCGATTACCCGCTGATAGGGATCGTGAAGTGGAATCGCATCATAGGCACTTGGTTCCATTTCAGGCATGTGCCGGTAGATTTTTAGCGGTTCAACATTTCCGTTGTCTATTTGAATTACACAATTGCCTTCAGAGGCGAAATCTGCGACAAATACGCCTTCTTGTTCTTTAAATACAATATTTTTCATATTTCCCATATTTGTTATTTACTATTCGGCACCTTCAAACAAGTTGTTCATCCTTGCCTGTCGGTCCGCTTTGTCTTCTTTTTGAATCTGGTTTAATGTTCCTTTGGGATCATTGGAGTAACCTGCCATTTCGATGGATTCAAGCTGGCTGAATATCGCTTTGCCTCCATTCCCTTTCATACATCTGTTAATCAGCGCGTCCTCATCATTCTGAATAAACGGAGTAATGACATGCTCAACTTCTATATTGTCAATCTCATCAGCCCATGAAGTATTCATCATTTTCAGAAATTCTTTGATGACATTACACTCCCGTTCAAAGAACTCTATCCAGGCACCTGACTCATCCCCGATTTTCAGATGGGCGTCAGACAATATCATTTGTCTGGCATCAAAACCTATGTTACCAAGACTTTTCATGTTTTCGAAAGATAGGTCTGGCATCTGGGCCTGCATGAAGAAAAGCTTGAGCAATGTATCCACATGATATTTCAGGGCTTCTATGGCCTGGGTCCATGAAACATAAGCTATGTCACCGCCATTCTTTAGACGGAACAATCTGCGGGCCTCTCCCTTGTCCTCGTCACCGACAAGTTCGCCTGTCACTTTCAGTAAGGGTGCGGAATTGTAGGCTATCACGTCTGAGTTACGGGAGAGCGTGTATTCAATTTCCTCACGGATATGCTCTAGTCCATGAAAAATAGGAGCGGGGCGGTATGCATAAGCTCCGGGAATCTTTTTGAGGATAATCCTTTCGGGATCTGTAACAGCAATCCAGCTGGCTTCCCCCTGTTGTTTCCACTTGTAATGACGGTCAGCGGTATATGTCTCAAAGAAAGGGACCTCCTTATCCTTTATCTTCTTCTTATATTCGAAGGACATGGCGATCATGTCTCCCCACTCGTCAAACAAGGGATATAATCTAACCCCGTCCATCGGCGAGTATGTCTTGCATTTCAGCTTATACTTGCTGTTGAATCCGTATAGTGTGTTGGGTCTCTCTACCACATACCAGATGGTGAAAATTTCACAGGATGCAAAATAGGCATTGCCACGTCTGATGTTTTCAGAATCTATACGGGCATATTTATAGATTGCTTCAATAGCTTTGGTTATCTGCTGACGTTTTTCATTTTCTTCCGTATTATGGTAGACACGTCTGACGGGAATAGCGAAAGCGAATTCCGTAATACGTTTCACAAGTAGTTTCTCCAGGCCAAGATGAATACGCGAAGCCGGCTCGACTCTTCCATCAGATTTTATTTTGTCTTTACGAGAAAATTTATCAGTTACAATTTTATGTCTGGAAGGATCGTAATCTTTCAGCGACTTGCTCCATTCCGGCACATCCACTGATTTTTCTTTCAAATCACTGATAATGTCAGAAACAGGTCTTGTACTGTCAAGGATTGTGGTAATTTCGTCCATTGTTATACTGTTGTGTGGTGCAGCTTCGCACCGCTTGTTTTTTATTTGGATAGGAATTTATTCACGAAATGTACTTGTCCTTTGCCGGTTACTTTGGTCGTGGTCGTGACAAGCATGGTACCATCCGGCTTGTTGATGGTGGTTTGCTTCAGCTCAAAAAGTCCCAATTTCATAGATTTCTGCGTCGGCTGATTGTAGTAGTCACCCTTTTGACAAAGATAACCATTCTCGCGCATCCAGCTAAACAAACGGTTCTGACCGATATTCACCCCATTTTGTTGTAATATTTTAGCCAGTTCAGCAATTAAACAAGAGCGATGTGAAGTTGAGACAGCATCAGCAAAAAGGACTTTAGGAGCATCTTTTTGGATCTTCCGCTCAGCCTCTATAAGACGCTGTTCTTTTCGTTTCAGTGTTTCTTGTGCCACAATAAGCGCACGTGCCATGATTTCTTCTGGAGTGTCGTCCATTTTGGTAGCGATGTAGCCACCTGTCTTACGGATACATGGCAACACTTCGCTTGTTACCCATTTGCGGAACTTTTTAGCTTCAGGCTTACGACTATCCAATATTGTATCATACAAACCATCCTCATCAACAAAATTTGCCTGTTGGATTCCACCGGCTGTTTCAAGGGGATACTTTGAAAGTACATCCTTATCTAATCTTTGCGCTACCTTACTGGGAATCAAATCCAAAATCTGGCATACATCTGCTAAGCAAAAGAAAGGTTCGTTATTCTCACTCATTGCAATTCTTACCTTTCCGAATTGCTCATTCTCAAAAATTTTAATTGTGTTCATAATGTAGTTCCGTACTCCTTCATACGGTGGTTAGTTACACATAATACTGCTCCAAAAAGAAACCGGATAATACAATACGCACTACCCGGTAACGTGAAGGAGCACGTTAGCACCAAATGCTATGTCGCAAATATAATCATTTTATTTGAAAAACAAATAAAATGATTATATTTCAGAGGAATATTGCAAAGGATTTCTTGTGCACATTCTCCTCTCAAATAATCTACGGTGATGGCAGCAATAGATTTTGACTGAATGGTTTTTAGTTCATCATATCTATTAAAAGTGACATCGTTATTTTTAAGAATCTCCAATGCTTTAGTATATCCTTCTTTGGCAGAAGCATTAACAAACTTGTTTATTTTCTTTTTCTGCAATATCGCTTCTATCTTATTGATAGTATCGGCAATATGTTCTTCCTGCGGAATGGGCAATTTATGCCCTAAGAATATTGCCATACGGTTTAAATCTTGCTGTTTCATAATTCCTGTATTTCAATTTATGCAACTTACAACATATTTCGTAGAATATCTTCATCACTGACAGCCAAGTAATCCCACGGAAAGAATGTATTGGCGAGGGAATCGAACCAGTCAGGAGAACGTTTGATACGTTTTTTAATCTCCTCTTTCTTTTCTATGATGATACTGCCATTACTCATAAATCCCCAATGTGTTTCCGTTGCTTCTTCCATAAGTTTATCACAGGGTGGGAGAGCGGCACCAAACCCATTTTTGGGATTAAGCCAGTCACGTACCGCCCAAAACAGATAAGCCCTCATGTTGGCGAAGGTGTATTCGCCTGTTATATCATGCAGCCCACGTGCGCTCTCGGAGAACTTACAAGAATACACATTTTGGTACCCAAGTTCCTGCAACCGAGATAACACTCCTGCTCCTTCGCCGATAGTATCAATAAATGCTTTCGCACCCTTCTTGTCAAGATATCTGGTTATCATTCCGGCTACGTGCATGTGGTCTGCTGTTCCAGCAGACTGGTGCGCTTCAAACTCACTGACATAGTTGCCATATCTTAGACACAGCACACTGTCATCACGTCCCATGCCGGCAACATCGACACCAATCTTGCAGCTTTTCTTTGGAACAAAATCATCTTCTTGCAGTTTCCTCCAATTCTCGTTGGCGATTTCAATCCATTCGTAGGGGATAAGCACATCTTCCGCCACTTTAGGGAACATACCGAGCACTTTCACACGGAACAAGTCATTCGGCCGATATAGACCGTCTTCCCATTTGAAGTCCCCTTCACCTTCGTTGAAGTCAGCTTGCTGGATAGGTGAGCACCAGTTTTCCACTTTGTCTTTCACCCATTCATAATCAACTTGACCAGGAATAACTATTTTCTTGCTTACAACATTCTCAGCATTAAGGGAACTTAACCTGAATTTGGCAAAACGGTCAGACTTCATGGCACGTGCAGCATATCCTGTGGTCACGTTAGGGTTGAACACTATTAGCAAACGGGAATTTCCCTGCAAATTACCTTCGATGGCATTGTAGATAACTTCTGATATACCGGAGGCTTCCGTAACAACAAACAATGTGTTTACGGCATGGAATCCAGACCATGCTTCCATATTGTCATCAGAACTCTTGAACCCCGTTAGAAACCATTCTTCGTAGTTGGTTCTGATTCCTGAAGACAATAAACGTCCAGGCAGGAAACCAGCATTCCGGAATAGCCTGGAAACTTCCGGTATCATAATATCTTTTACTTGGCGACCGGACGGAGCTGTCATTGCAATTTTGGTATTCTTTACCAATCTTCCGTTAACCCAGCGTGGAGTAAGATACATAAAGCACATAGCGGCACAAGCGGCACAGAAATCCTTGCCACGGGCAGTTCCGGAGGCTACAGCGGTCATTCGGTTGTATTGAACCGAGTGAATAATATCCTGCTGTTCTTTATCCAAACGCGCTTTCAGCACATCGGAACAGAACTTGCACCAATCGTCTCTCCACGCCTGTATATACAAGGCTGCCTTATCGCTCAGATCCATTATTCTTCTATTTTGTCCGGCAATTCTTTTATCAAACTTTCGAATGGATTGACATTGACATCCTGCTCGACACGCTCAACATAACCACGTTTCTTACCCTTTGTTTTCAGATAAAAGATTATCGCAGTTAAATCATCATTATTGATTGCGGAAAGCAATTTAGATTCGATTACATCAATGGTTTCTTCTTCTACTTCCTCAGCACGTTCCTTGAACTTAAGGTCACTGTCCCGCCATTTGTAATAACAGGCTCTCGTTATACCTACTTTCTGGCAGGCATACGAAACAATTCCATGACTTTCACGGAAATGTTTCAAAAACAATTCTTGTCTTTCCTTCTTTCCCATAATTTTATAACTTTACATGCCGATACGTCTTCGGCTTTTCACCAAAGACGCATCGGATATACACTAGTTATCAATTAAAACATTCAATCAAACAAGGACTGCTGTACGCATCCGTCCTCAATCTCTTTCATTTTTTTCTCATCCGGCCTCGGAGTTATATGATCCTTGTCATAGAATCCGTTCTTCTCCAGATAGAAAAATCTGTCCCAACCACATTGGTCGTATTCACCTTCTTTGTAAGGGGTTAATGCGGATTGTTCGGCAATGATAAATTCTTTTTTGGTCTTTCCTCTTTGCTTCCCTTTATGGGTATGGCAGTCAAATACATAATCAGGTATTGACATGTATCTGTTGTCATAGTCTTTCAAACATGTGACAGGATAAGGGAAATCATTTGCATAGAAACCGCAATATCCGTATTTTACAACTTTCAGAAGTACGGTAACAGCCTTTGCTACGAAAATGGATGATTTAGGTGAACTACCGGGTTGCATATCGTCTGCTTTCTTCAATGCGACAATTTCAGTGGTAATAGCCTGATAGTTGAGATTACCTGCTATCATAATAAGCCGTTTCCAAAGGAACTCCCGATACCTTACCATTAACTCATTGGCCAGATAACCGGCTCTGATATCGTCTTTGCCGATTATGGCACGTTCCAATAATCCGGCAACTAAAAACATGTCATGCCCATTTTTGGTGTAACATCCGGCATTACTTCCGACATATTCATCCTTTGGCAATTCTATCCTGTCTCTTGAATTAAGCAGGTTACAGGCGAAATAATCAGCATCACGATTCTTTCTTGTGGCAAGAAGAATGCCGAGAGCCTTTTCAATGAATAGAGGTGATTTGTCCTGCCAGCTTTGTGCGTCATCAGCCTGTTTGAGTGCTACAATCTTATTCGTAACAAGGTCATAACAATCCTCTGCTGAAACACAGAGTAATCGCTTCCACAGATATTTTCTAAATCGTGGTGCCAACTCGTTAGCAGCATAGCAGGCATAGTCTTTGTTGCTCCTGCGTATTGCCTTCTGAATGAGGGATGAAACCTCAAACATATTGTGACCGTTTTTTGTGTATAGTGCATTTGCCATATCTCAATCTATTATGCGATTTCAAATTTTGAATTTGGATTCAATTTAATCAATCTTGCTATCATTTCCTCTGCCGTTTTTTCAGTTCCACAAAACTGATGAAATGTAGGGCGAGCAGATTTCGTTCCATCTTTCTTTATTTTGTAAATAAATGCACCTTTTGGCAAACCTTTTGAATTAATGTACTTTGTTGCTTTCATTGTCTATCTCTTATTTTAAATTATTACTTTGCTTTTCTTTTATAATGCTAAGATACTGATTTATAGTGAGATATTAAAATTTAAATATCTGATTAACAATGAGTTAAACAATGATTAACGGCTTATATATCATCAATGCAAATACATTTTGGTTTATGTGTTATAAAGTCATTGGCAACATTACAACCATAAGCTCCAACATTAGAAATAAGAATCTTATCACCAATATTAGTTGGACCGGAATAATCACGATGGATAATATCATTCTCAATACAGGTACATCCGTAAATGGTAGCGTGTTCGACGTAATCGCTATCGTTTGAAAGCACATTGCAAGGTGGATTTTTCGTATGGCAGACAAAACCGACATCATCACGCTTGCAATCCACAACGAGCATTGTTTTTCCTCTGATAACTTTCTTGCCGATAATGGTTGCAAGTAGAGACATGGAAGTGGAAACTATCGGTGTGCCATTCTCGGTGATAAGCTGCACTTCTCCATCAGGGAACTCTCTTGCAAAGACTTCACCAATAGTTTTGGCATACTCCTCATACAATGGTATATATTCTCCATATTGAGCTTTTAAACTGTCATCCATGCGACCGAACATGTTGCCGCCAATATCAACTATATTGGCTCTAAGTTCTTTTGCATATCGAGCCATCATTTCGGCACGCTTCTTGAAATACGACAGTCCACGAGCATAAGAAATATGACAATGAACACATTTGACTTTTATCAATCCTCTTCGTTGTAGTTCTATGATTTCTTGATAACTTTTGCTATCAACATCAATTCCAAATCTTGAAACTATGCCATTCCCAATATCAAAATTTAGACGCACTCCAATTGCAAGCGGTGAGGTGTATATTCCGATAAGTGAACCAAGCTCACCTACATTATCAACGTTCACTATTCCACCATGATTAGCACATCGTATCTTATTGCCCAAATCAGGGATAACTCCATTGTATATAATCCGGCTGTCATCAAATCCATAGTTCCGTGCAAGCTGATACTCTTTGGGAGAAACAACTTCTGCATATCCACCAATTTCTTTTACCACATTGATGAATTCTTTGCAGTAATTCGTCTTGAAACTGTACCCGATATTATAGTTTGGGTAGTATTTTCTGAAAGCGGCTACAAAATCGGTGATATTCCGTTTGAAGTCATTTTTGTCTGCAATGTATAGAGGTGTTTTCAAATCATCGCTTGACATTAATCTTTGCTGTATTTTTTCTAAAGTCAAATTCATAATACTTTCCCCATTTATTTTTCATTGCACATCTATATTCGTAGTTCTTTCTGGAATCAATGGTGGTTCCTCCTTCATTGGAAGCTTGGATACCGTAGCTGTGAAAATATTTAGGCAGGAGTACAACTCTGTTCATAAGCAGTTCCTGTAACATCATATCAACATCGGATATCGCCGGGTCTTTCAGATCATATCTGGCCTTGAGTGCTTTCTTGTTTATCCATCTTACATGACCGGGCATTCCCTTAAAACAAAATTCCTTGTCATACACATACAAAGCCATTTGTGGATTATCAAAAGCAAGCCCAAGATTTAAATCGTAAAGTAGCTGGCCGATACGGAGTATTTCATCACATGTGCGTTCTTTCCAGTCAGGGTAGTTTTCTGCTGTGATGGCAGTATAATTGTCAAGTCGATAACAGAAACGCTTTATATCATCATCGGCAACAAATATCACATCCTCCGGTGTGTTTTCAATTATCCAATATAGCGTTGACATGAAACTATGTACCTTGCCGCCACATTCAAGCGTGGCATCCTTAGGAATGACAAGCATATCATCTATGCCGGCATTTCTATAAGCATCAGCTTCTTCTTCCCTAACGACATAAGTACAGTATTCAAGGCAATTCTTAGTCATTATTTTATGAGGTCGCTGATATGACATGACGTATATGTTAAACGTAATACCGGGTGTCATAGAACTTTTTCATCTTTAATCCATAATTTAGTTCATATGTGGATGGAATTTCATAACCAAGTAATTGTTTGCATCGCAAATAAACCATATTGCAACCTGCATGACGTACAAACGGGAGAGAGGCATTGATACGCGGGTTTATTTCAAGCAGTACCACCTTGCCGCTCTTCTTCAGAATGAAGTCAAAAGCCACATTACCATCAAGTTCAAGTTCTCTCACAATCTTGCTGACAATATCATACGCCATGTCGTTGGACTGGATTTCTCCATACATAATGGAGCCGAAAGCCATCATGTAGCCGACATAACCGCAGATATGAGTAACTACTCCTTTGTCTGCAAGCGCACTAACGGTGTAATCCAGTCCTTCGATTCTCTGCTGAAGGATAACCTTATTTTTACCATTGTCAACGATGGATTTCAAATCAAGCAAGGATATGTATCTGTTTTCTCCGAACTTGTTGAATAGAGAGGTATCATTGCACTTCTTGTCATCCACAACGGCGAAGCCTTTACCGCCGCACAGATTGTCCACTTTACAACAGATAGAGCTGTTTTTGTACTTGAACATAGAGGCGAAAGCATCCACATCGGAAACACTCTCAGGAATGATCTGTTTGGGCATTAAGCCGGCATAACAACTATAAAGAGCAATCTTATTGTTGGCAACCAGAAGACTGTCAATAGAAGAAACAGATACAAGAATACCGTTTTGCTCAAACTTATCTTTAGCGCGAGCCATTATTTCCAACTCCAATGTCGCTGTAGGCATGATGATTGAAACATCATATTCCTTGCATAAGGATATGAGTGTTTCAACATAATTTGGAGCAGAAATGGGCGGAACCACAAAATTACCGTCTGACAGTTCAGCAGGCGGGAGGTTGGCCGCAACGGAATTTGCGACATATACTTTTATATCAACTCCGTCTTCATTGTTTTTCAAACAATCTATCATTTCTTTTACGTGGATGGAGCAGCACGTAAGCAGTACATTGAAATTTTTCATTGTTCTTTTTCTTTTTTAGGCATAATCTGGGCTTTTATATCATCGTACCATACGGCACGTGCTTTAATCTTACGCTCTCTGGTGGCGTTTCTGGATACAAGAACTTTCTTGTCGTCAATTCCAAGAGCACGGGTCAGATTCAGATGGTCTATCTCGTTACGACATACAATCATCACATAATCGTATTTTTCATAGCGTATCAGTTCCATATCCTTGATCTTTGTTTCTTTGACATTCAGATTTTCAAGGTCAAGGCTTAAATCGATTTTCAAGTCTGCGGTCCATTCAGCCAGCTTGTCCATATCCCATTCGCCGGCATGGGTGTTCGCTTTGATATTAATAGCCTTTAATTCTGATTCACTGTAACCAATAAGGCGTTTGCACAAAACTTGAGTGTCAGGATTCTCCATAAGAATGGAAACACGTTGGTGTCCGGATATGATATTGTTGTGTTCGTCAATGACGATAACGCCGAAATCGCCAAGGTTGTCAAGTGACTCCTTCAGCTTCTCCTTGGCCTTCTTCTTTAATGGTTTACGGGGATTCCCAAACTCTGTCTTAAGTTCGGACACAGGCAGTTCTATAATTTCTATTCTTTTATCCATTGCTCTTTTTTTATAATGAATATATGTACGTTAGACCTGACAGAGGAAGTACCGATATCATTAAATCCGAGTTTCAGGGCATTCTTCCATGCAGCGGTATTACAGGGATTGATATATTGGTAAACCCCATTCATTTTAGCGATGCGGAAAGCATATTCAAGGATAAGCCGGTTACATTCATAGCCTATGCCTTTACCCCAAAAGGCTTTGTTAAGGATATGAGTGTGAAGTTCTCCAAATCCGTATGCTGATTCATCTATTCTATCTATGAAAACATTGCCGACATATATGCCGTCTGCCAGAACAGCAAAGCGTATACACTCATCACTTTCTGACTGTTCTCTATAAAAGTTGTTTTCTGATTCAAGGGATAGGGGAGAGTAGGGGCTTTCGCAAATAGCGTACTTCCATATATCCTTATCCTTACGCATCCTCCAGCTATGTTCTGCGTCGGATATTCTTTGAGGCCTTATTGTTACTTCCATATTTTCCAGGTTATGTACAACTTCATACATTTTCTGCGTAAATGCCTGCCGGGCATATTCCCGACAGGCTTAAACACAAACTCAATCATTTTTCAAGCTACTCGCAAGAGCACTCATGCAATTTTTCGGCTTCTTTCAGTCGTGTCAGATGGCAATTTCCATCACCCCGTAAATTACATAAGCCTTTTTGTCCTTGTTTTCGCTTGACTACTACTAAGGGTTGCGGGAACTCAAGGATTCGAACCTTGTTCTTCGGATTTTCAGTCCGACGCATAGACCAACTTTGCTAAATTCCCTTGTTAGCTAATTGAAGGAAGCAAGACTTGAACTTGCAATCGGATGATATTCCACGCTGTCAGACTGTTTACGTCCATCCTTTTTCACCGCTGACAGGCGGCTACTTAACAATCCCATTTCTGTCATTCCTTCAATTTAGCTGTTTTCTCTTATTTCTGCCTCAAAAATACAACATTTTATTTGTCTTTCAAATAAAACTGAACAAAAATACTATTTTTCTACTCTCAAGGTCTCAACCTTCCAACATTTCATCATATGGTCTGTATCTATTCCTATATTGAAGCGTTTACCTATATAGTTTTCGTGCGCTTCTTGTTCCGGGAGGTTAATGGGGGTAACGAACCAGTCTTTATTGCCATGCTCGTCTTTCAGATAGACTTTTACTATCGTTTTCATAATTCCTCAAATTTTCCAAGTTCACATTCTATAATATCAACTTCACTTTCATTGGTATATAAACCATTTTCTTTGGCAGCATCAATAGCAGCATTTTCATAAAGAAATACACCGAAACACACTCTACTTGATTTTGTTTTCCAAATATCAGTTTGAAACAAAACGTATACTTTATTCTTCATCTCCCCACAACTTTAGTGCAAGTTCATAATTCTTCTGTGCCTCATTTACGGCTTTCTTGGCATAAGTAAGAGTGTAGGCGTGTTCTCGTGGGTATTTGCCGGACTTCACACCTTCATGGAATTCTTTAGCTTGTTCCAGCTTATGTTCGTAGAAATCGATACTTTCAGGCATTGAAAGATTGATCGTTTCAGCACGTTTTTCCCAATACTTGGCTACTCTTTCATGTTCGGCAGCCTTGTCGCTGAGCTCAGCACTTTTGCCCATATTGTTCCAGGAATCTTCTATCATCTTCCTGTGCCGCTTTTCACTATGATGTCCGACTTTGATTGGTTCGCCTAAGGAAAGGAAATCTCTATCTTTGTTCGAGCGATTGAAATACTCATTACTTTTTTGTGCAGCCAATGATGCCCAATCATGCCTGCGTTTCGCTCTTTGCTTCGCCCATTCCTGTACATTAAATCCGTCAGCCCGAACGATAGAGTAATAATAGAAACCATCTTTCTCGAAAATCAGATTAAAAACTATGCTTTCATTCTCTTTGCCATACTTGGTTGTAACCTCAATAACTTCTCCTTTTTCGTGCTTTTCATCGCACTTTGCCAAAAATACATTTGGACAGAATTTATGATAAGTATTCATAGCTCTATGATTTATCCGTTATACTTTGCAGATATCTCTTCTGCTTTCAATTTTTTGGTAAGCTCTCCATTCTTGTAGAAGCGTACAGCAACAACTCTCACCGTTTCTGACAAGAACCGACCACAATCATTGGTTAACTTCACTTTTAGCTTGCTTGCCTTGGCTAAACTTTTTGTACGCTTCTTTATTGTGTTTTTGAATCCGAAAACATAATCTTCGGTATCAATCTCAAATGAATATGTAGTGGAATACATCACTCTTTGAAACTCTTTTGTTAGTTCTGTTACTTTGCTCATTTGCTCTCTTCTATTATTAGTCGTTATTATTTCCAAGAAGTTCTTGTAAAGCAGACTTATATCCGTCCAACGCTTGTTGTGTATATCCCAATCTGAATTTTTTATCTGCTGAAAGAGAGTCGTTGTTCAATCCTTTTTCAATAGCTTCAATGTTTGCTTTGTAGTATCTGATAAGTTCTTCTGTTTTCATTGCTCTTTACTTTTACTTGTTATTAATAGGTGTTATTTTGATATTGTAAAGATACAAATAAATAATTGATTTACAATGGTTTATATCTTTTATTTTCATCATAAAATACTGAAAGACAAAGATTTAACTTTTACTTGCAGAAACGAAAAAGGCAGAACGGACTTCTCCATTCTGCCTTAATGCAAGCAAATGTTCTATGAATATAAAATTAACTTCAAACAAATGTAGGCGTAAACTCGATACCCAACGCACGCGCAATGCGGAAAAAACTTGATAACTGGATATCTACTTCCCCTTTTTCCACACGGGCGATATAACTTTGCTCCTTACCAATTTTCTGCGCCAACTGCTTCTGGGTCAATTTTAGCTCCTTGCGGCGTTCACGAAGTATATCACCATAATACCATGCCATCGACTTCTCATTGAACTTCTCACGAGTATCTGTACCATGTTCCCCATATTTCTCATTAAGTTGCTGGTTGGTTGTTCTGAGTCTTGCCAATTTCTTTTCATCTAACTGTATCATAATGCTAAATCTTTTAAAATTCGTATTGCTTTGGCTATTTGCTTATCGTAATCCTTTGTAGATTTCTTTAAAAATCCGTTAAGCAGGATTATTTTTGTTGCTAAAATGACATTGCTGTTGTCAATTGCAAATAACACAGTTCTGTACTCATTAGAGCCGACTGACACACGCATTTCATATAAGTCTGTTCCATCCAAATGCTTTATATACTTTACAGGCAAGGCATACACCGTTTGTACAAGTTCAAATGTATACTCGAACTTATCCTTTACCCTTGCATTTAGATCATTGTAGAACTCTTCAAATTCCTCTGTCTTGTATATGGTTCTTATATCAGTGGTTTTAGTTTCTATTGATTCCATGATGCAAATATAACTAATTAGTTATAATGTAACAAGCTTTACGCCCTATTTTACACTGAACTTTTTCATTGCTCAAATACTTTTCTGTGATTATTTCAACCGATTTGCTTATCATGGAATCTGTGTCGATTCCTATCTGTTGGTAGAAGTTCTCATTTCCGGCAAGACTTTCACTTGCAATTTGCAGTGTTCTGCGTTCTTCTTTGGTGAATCCGATGCGGAAGGTGCGGAAGATGGATAACGCTTCTTTCAGGCACCCGGACTCGAATAAATTGATTGCTTTTTCTGTTTTCGTTCTCATATCCTGATATTTAGATGTGAATGTATAATATATTTGATATCAAAATGTTATAAATTAAATTACCATCATAAACAACTAATAGATCCCTAAAACAGCCTTATACAATTCAAAATTCTTGTTTTCAACATATTCATCGGAAGCATAGCGTTTAGCTCTGGCATACCACTTATGGAAGCAATCAGAACAATACCAGCGATTAAGGACTGCGATGTAGAATCCATCTTGGCAATTACTGGAACCACAGCTGTCGCAAATTCCGACACATCCATATTCACTGAGCGCGCATATCATTTCGCCACGAGTGGCTTGTATGACCTTGAATCCTTTCTTGTTTTCATATACTTTTGCCATACTGATTTACTTCACAATCATTTCAGGATGAACGGGGAAATCCCAATCGATTATTCTTGAATCCATAGAGTGCAAATTACCACCAACGACAAGACCAAAACTTTCTTCAACCAATTCTTTCGCTTCATCTTTGCTGCAAGCATTGACAGTTACTTCTCCTTCTAAGACAAACTGGACTTTTACTTTGTATTCTTTATTACTTTTCATAATCTTCTACCGGATAAAATTCACGACCTTCAAAATCATCTGCTGTAAGAACTACTTCTTCGCAGTTAACCATTTCCTCAACTTTCTCGAAAGCGGAATCATAATCATCCGCTTCCACCTCTACCACTTTAGAAAGGGTTTCTATTATTTTGATTCTGTACTTCATATTGCTTATTTTTCTATTTGTTCCATCAAGTTCATTGTCTCTTGTATGACAGCTTGTTTATCCCAATTATATTTATCATCTCCATAATGGAATGTATCAAATCCGAATATCCACCAATCATTACCTATTTCTGTGTTGTCGGTGATAAACTCAGCATTATCCAATATGGGATTTCTTTTTCCGACATACCTTGGATTAATTTTCCTTTTGCTTCCGATAGATTCTTCACCGCTTATTGCCGGTTCTGAAAATGTTATACCGCCATGAACGTCTATATCATTAATATCCAAATAAGACATTCCATGATATTTGTTCATAGAAGGGACAGCTACATATCCATTATGTGTGCCATGCTCTACCATAGTGGACTTAAACCATTCGTTTGATCTTATAAATGCTACTACTTTATTTCCCATATTCTATTCATTTTAGCAATTCAGGATTATCAAACACATTTCCAAATACCTCAATACTATCACATTCCAGATCAAACTGAAGCAGAGGGACAGTAAGGTACTGGCACTCTTTTAATTCTTGGCTTATTGGGTATTCCGCTTTATGCAGACGCAAGCCAAAGCAAGCGAAGCCATCCATGTAAACCACTTCTCCATAACAAATACAATCATGATCGGGGATAGCGCATCCATTTGCGATGCCTTCATACTTGTAGATTATGGAAATGTAATCACGCTCATAGATTTCTTTCCCGTTTTTATCGAACAAACCAGTGAATCGACCAATGGTATTATGATTTACATCATAATCAGCTATACACTTGCATGTCGGCATATCATTTATTTCGGGCAATATGGAATATCTGTTTTCTTCTATCTTAACAAGATTCCCATACAACCATTCATTGCCAAAGATATTTACACCTCTAAATTTAATCATCCCCATTTCTTACCTCCTTTCTGTATCCCGGCGTGATAGCCGTCAAGCCATATCAAAAGCTCTTTTGGCGTATGATAGCCGCTTAAACGGTGGCATGGTATTCCATTTTCAAATATTCGGTTCCAGGTTTGGTTTGTGTCATGCGCCACAATTGCATAAGCGTTTCTGGTAAATGAGGAACTTGTTAGGTGCATATTGTTTACCTTGCAGTAATCCTCTAACGACTTCAATGCTTGTTTCTGCGTCATTGCTTACCTCCTTCCTTCAATTCATTAATAAGAGCATCTCTTGTCTTCACTTGTGCTTCCAGTAAGCCATTTGTCCCGTCTTTCTCTACACGCCTCTAAGGTAGGCGCACAACAAGCAAAGAGTTCACCACTTTCAGTACGGTAATCGTACTGGTACATTCTCACTCTCTTTCTGCCTAACTTCGTTGTGTAGGTAGTGTAATTCTCTTTACCGGGTTGGCATACGCTGCAACCTCTTTCGTCGTTAATTGAGTTCATAATCATTTATCAATACTTACTTAGTAATTTGTAAAACATTCGCCTTTTCTCTATGTATTTAAGACCGTTTCGTCTAAGACCTCGCTTTGATTTTGATACAGTCATTTGGCAACCTGCAACGCCAACGTAGATGCAATTTAAATGATGCCTTTTAGCTTGTTTGAAAGCCCACCAAATCGCTTCACGGCAATATCTATAGCTATCATTTTGAACACCCTCGTATCCTCTACTCAAAATGAAGTGGCCTATTTCATTTGCTTCTTCTTCTGAATAGCATATTGTGAAGATATTATTCATCCTTTCTTTGCTTTACTTGTTCAACCAAAAACTTTTTAAAATCATTCTTGTACTGGCTGTGAATGATTTTATACTGATGGGATAGGTTAGGCAATTGTTTATAACCTTTGCTATACAAGAATTTGGCTACTAATTCAATCTTTTCACGGTTACTGAAACCTCTGTCCTTACATATGTTAGTTATACAGACATTCGCCTTGTTGGTAGGCTTCTTTTCAACTGGTGGCATGTATTCATGTCTGCCATAAGCAAGCGTTCTTGGATAGCCAACCGCTTCACCTATATATTCCCCTGTAATAAAATCAAATTCACCGTTAATTAAACTATCTGCTATTTCACCCATAATAATCTATATTTAATGTTTCACATTCAATCTTTCTTCACTTGTATAAGCCACTACAAGCCCTGTTTCATCATGCTGTATGGTGATGTACTTTTCACCCCTCTCTATAGTAGAGAAGTCATAAGGGGTTACCATCTTACCTAACACTTTGCCCAGTTGCTTCATCAGTGGGGCTTCAGGGCTGATAACTAAAACTAAATCTGCTTTCATAATCAATTTCTAATTTCTATTTGAACATTATATCCAAAGCGTGCAGCATATCTACACAGTCTATTGATAATAAGTAACAAGCATTCTGTTTTAGATGATTCAAAATTAACTTGTACCATTTCGTCACCATTTACATAAAAAGCCATTGTTTTCATAATCGTGTATATTGTGGTAGCCCGAAGGCTACCGGATTAGGACTTAAAATAATCAAAATATATATTCACCTGTTTGTTTGTCATAGACACCTATTAAACCGTCTTTATACTTTTTACGGTAATTTTCATAATGTCTTGTTATGATTTTAAGAGAATTAGAATCTTTCACAAATACACCGTTAAGCTCTAAATAATACCGTTTCATATTCTTCTATATTGCGCAGGGCTTTCGCCCTGCCGATTTATGTTAATGCGTTTTATCCTCATGTAATAACTCGCAGTAAACTGGTGTTGTGGCATCTGTGTGCTTATTGGCTATAAGAACCTCATTACTATCCCAGTTAATATATACCTGTGTAGCAAATGCACCGAAAAACTGAATTTCTTTCGTGCCAAACAATACCACCGCGTCATCATTTACATTTGCAAGTGCTGCAATTAATTCTTTCTTAGTCATATCCTTCTATATTGCGCAGGGCTTTCGCCCTGCTGGTTAAACTCAGTTTATTTCGTAATAAGGTTGCTCGCCTCTAATAACTCTCTTTGCATCTGCAATGCTATCATACAGCTTTGATTCGTCATTATCTATGATTACAAATTCTTGATGAAAGCCATCTTCAAACACTGTTATTATGTGACCTTTGTAACTTACTTCTCTGATGATATTCTTTGTTGTCATAATCGTATATCTTTTAATTGTTATTACTTCGTTTCTGATGATGCAAATGTAAATGATATATTTGACACTACAAACAAAATAAGAAAGTATATTCTTTCATTTAACAATATTTCGTAAATGATATATTTGACACTACTATAATAAACGTATCTTTGCAAAAAAAACTAAAGGTATGAATAGAATAGAATTGCTTATTAAAGAAAAGGGGTTTAATATGACATCTTTCGCAGAAAAAATGAACACTACCAGACAGAACCTATATGCTATATTGAAAAGCCCGTCTTATCCAACACTTGAAAAGGTTGCGGAAGCCCTTGACGTTCCGATGTGGCAACTCTTTGCTTCACCGGAAGAAGTGAAAAATGATGCCAATACTATTACCTGCCCTCACTGTGGTGGAAAAATTCATTTTGACGAAGAGCCACGTATGCCGGAACATAAGAATATACGAGGGAAAGAATACTATAAATAAAGAAAGGAGAATAAAACATATGGGAAAAAGGATTTATGTCAATGGAGGAATCTTAATAACGACTCCATTTTTTGCATATAAGAATGCAGGGGCATCATACGATCTCCCTCCTGAAAATTCTGAAATTATAGAGCCCAATACTATAACTGAAACAGGAGAGCCTTACCTTGAAATTAGCAATGAGCATCCCCAATCTATTTTTAATGAATATTACGCAAAAACATTCTTTACAACACAACATACATTTGCTTATTTTTTTGCAAAAGACTTTATCGGATCATATAATGATTTTAAGCAAAGAATTGATGAAATCCAAAGTGTAATTAACATCAAAGGATTGGACGAACAAAAACAAAATATCATCAATAAATTGTCATATATTAATATCATTACATCATTAGATACATTTATTTGTGACATTATTTTAACCAAAATAATCCAAGACGAAGAAAGTTTCAATAATTTTTTCAATTCAATTCCTCCATGCAAGAAAAAAGATGAAATGACTAAATTAAAAGAAGACAATCTTGTTGCCCAATGGGAGCAAAAGGTCATAGAATATGTAATGAGGACATCTTATAGTAACATTGATACTATAAAAGATATACTCAAAGAATTATTTAAAGTTTCTATAATCGACACAAATGGGAAAATGAAAAAACACTTCTATTATAGGAATTTATTAGCACATAGAAATGGTAGAAAAAAAGATGGAGGTTATATCAATATAACTAATGAAGAACTTAAATCCTTAATAACTGATACGCAATCCATCGCAAAACAAATCCAAACAAAAATTAAGCCGGAGCACTAAGCCCCGGCTCATTAATTGATTAGCCCTTTGATTCTTAACCGATTTACGATTTCGGTATAAAGATACTCTATATCCCCGCTGAAATCCCCATAGTTCTGATAGAGAAACACGACATCAGCGCAGTTGTCGGAAATTGTACTCTTGGACTGAACCCCAAGTACCCTTGACATCTCTTCGCGTAACCCAGCTGTCATTTTCCCACCGGCAAGCGAACTTGGAGAAAACAGGTACAGGATAATGAAGATGAACTTCTTCCGCTGGGTAACACTGTCAATATTCGGTGGACATCCTCTCTCATTCAGCAACTCAACGAATATTTTGTAGATTTCATGGATAAGGCTTTTGTCTTTCAAAATTGGGGTGGTCAAGGCGTTTTCTTCCTCTGAAAGTTCTGATTTCTCAATTCTAATCTTTTTAAGGCGAATTATTTTGTTAAAATCCAGTTCCATAACACGATTATTTTAAAAGTAAATAGTATATTTGCATCATAATCGTGTAAGGAAGAGCTGATTCATGGTCGTGCGTGGGTTGGCTCTTTTTCATTTTTCCCCATTCGTGCTGACGAATGGTTTCTTTTCCAAATCATAGCAAGTGATATATACCCGTTTCCCATTAACATCACATAGAGCAAGGGCATATCCTTTCTCTAGTATTTTAACCGGCTGATTGTCGCAATAGACAGTACTTCCAACCGGAACTCTTATAAAATGACGTACTATCATTTGATTATCTTTAGCTTGTTATACCAGCGTGAAGAGAAAGGGAACCACCCGATTAGGAATGATTCCCCGAAAATAGTTACTTTATATAGTTTGCTCATGGCTATTTCTTTTTCAAATTAGACATCACACATTTAATCACTTCATAAATGAAAATAGCAAGAAAAATAGTAGTCCATGGATATTGGTTTATCAGTTCATAAAAATCTCTCATAGTTTTACCTCCTTCCACTCACTTTCTATAATCACATGTTCACACTTATTACACCTATGCAAATAAGTTGGGAATGGTGCCGTTGTATAGTCCTCAACAGCTATTTCTATACTGCCACATTCCGGACATTCTATCTTTACCTCTTTGATACCGGGATAATCCCAAAAGGATAATTTGCCTTTCACGTCCTTAATTGGATTTTCGTAGAGAATAGGGTTAGCTAGTACCCAGTTATAAACTCCTTTCTCTGCCCAGATGGAAGGATGGTTTTGTACACAGTCTATTATCTCGACGCTTCCGATTATGGAGCCTGTACAAAAACTAAAATCTTTCCACTCTTTGTTTTCCGGTAATGCCAATAACTGCTCATTGGTAAGTATTGAATCATAGAAATTATCATAATTCAAAGGTTTACCGCTTGAATGAATCAGTACCCTCTGCCCTAAGTATTTCTTAGGGCAGCTCCAAGTACGGTTCTCAATGTCTTTAATACCATGGACTATCAAAGAGGCCCACGGCTGTTTTATGGTTATTGCTTTCATTTTTTATTGTTGTTCTTTAATATATCATCGAAAGACGGAATAGGAAGCCATGCCAACACGATACTGTTTCCGTGAGTCCATATTCCCTTTATATCTAAATTGTTGCTTCTACGAAACGTTTCTTTTTGAATATATGGTACGCCATAACCCATTGTCAAAACGAAGATTTTTTGTTCTTCTTCCGGCAACCTTTCTTTAACGTTAATCCAAGGCGATTGCTTTGACTGCCACTCTGCACCACATTGAAAATCTTCCATACTATCAGCATGACGTGAAACGTAGGTATCCGCGTCAACTTCTTTCAGAACGTCTTTTCTGAACTTCGTTTTATTAGTAGCATAATCGTATGCTGCTTCTTCTACTGTCTGTTTCATATCTGTTCCGATTTGAATTTCTTGTTTATTTCTTTTTCAGCAGCTCTGGCCCCTTTCTTGAAACCCTCTACAAAGCTGTCAAAACAGGCTCTATGGATTTCTAAAGTGCATCTTTGCATAAGTGGGCAAATCGAGCATTTTTGGCTAAGCCCTGCGGACTTCTTGGCTATTTTCGTTACGTTTTTCATTGGATTTTTAAATTAATTATTACGATTTCTTTCCGCTGCGACTTCACTCATACGCATCTTGCACCAGGAGGTGAGACATCGGTATTCCTTATCCCCACATCTGACAGTCCTGTTATAAAACCGGTGGAGCGGAAGGGAACGTCCGCAATGCGGACAAACCTTTCTTCCGGCTTCCGTACCGGCAACCGTCTTGGCTTTACGGTGTACAAGCGTACATCCCCTGCATTCATCCAGTCTGCCTTTGTATTTCCGGCATTTGTGCAGGGAGATGCGCCCGCATGGAGCGAATTTTTCGCAGTCGAATCTGGGTTCTGTGTGATAGATGTTCATACGGCACTGTCCATCAAATCAAACAATGTGGGTGCGCTAACTTCCATCTCCGCCTCATACAGATATGAAAGACTGTCTTTCCAATAGTCATAATTCAGTTCTGTAGATAATCCCTTACGTTTCAGTCTGATGGCACAATAAGGTACTGTGCCGATACCTCCGAAGGGGTCAAACACCAACTCACTCTTGTTTGAATACCGTTCAATCAGTCTTTCAACGATATCGAGCTGTAAAGGGCAGATGTGGTTCTGCCGTTTCTTCTGTGACTGCTTGGTATTGAGCGTGCGCATACGGGTGACATCATCCCATATCCAATCTTTCTTGCTTACAGGGTCAACGGCCATAAATGTTTTAGGCAGCTTTCCGTATATTTCCAATTCTTCAGCGAATGATACATGTTCCTCGTAGTTATATATATGTTCACGTTCGTAGTTCCTGAACAGATGGCGTATCTTATCTATTCCGGCTCCTTTCATGTCCTCATAGCTCAATAGAGAGTTACCAGAAGATTTCCAACTTGCATGGGCATCTATCTGCCAACGGGCAAGCGAGTATTCACTCTTATTCTTTGTCACCGGCAAATCAGCATAGGCTCGTGAGGTATCAGAAGGCAACTTTCGGAAGAGAAGAACATATTCCGGGCAACCGATACCCATCTTTGAACCGTCCTTGCACATCTCTGTATATCCAAGCCGATAAGTCTGGTTGTTCTCCCTCACCACATCCGTATCCACTGTAATACGCCCCATGTAGCGGAACCCGTGCTTCAGATAATGGAACACAGTCATTTCGCTGAACGGGTCGATGGTGGGCATACCGTCACCCGTAGCGTTGCCGAACAGTACACGGTCCTTTACATGGATGCAGGCTAACCGGCCGGGCTTTAAAATACGCATAAGCTCCGGGGTGAGATAGTCCATCTGCTCAAAGAACTTGCCGTTGTCTTCATTATGCCCGAAGTCGTTGTAGGTAGGCGTATATTCGTAGTGGTTGGAGAACGGGATACTGGTTACAATCAGGTCTACCGAATTATCTTCCATCTTCTGACATTCAAGTACATTGTCATTATTGATAGCTTTCCACAGTTTGCCGGACTTTTCTTCCCTGCTGGCAAACATCCACCGCATCATCTTTTCCTCTGCCTGCAAACCGAACAAACCGTTCTTGCGGACTATATCGGTCATCTTGGCTACCATCTGGCGGTGTTGCGCCCACTTCTGCATGAATGATTTGAATATTTCACCTTCGCTTTCGGCATACACCAAGTAAAGCTCTACGGGATGCTGCTGCATGAAACGGTAGATACGGGCTATCGCTTGGAACTTGTCGTTGAAACGGTAGTCAATAAACATGATTGCCTTGTGGCAGTGGTACTGGAAGTTCAAACCCTCACCAAGCATTTCAGGTTTGGCGGCCAGATATTTCAGACGGCCGTCTTTGAAATCCGCTATCACCCTGTCGGCTTCATCATCATCTTGCGAGCCATACACAGCCTTACATCCGGGAATTGCCTTGCAGAGTGCCTCACGTTCAGCCTCCAAGTCATGCCATAAAAGGAAATGGTCGTCTTTGTTTTCCGGGCGATTGATAATCTCTACCACACGGGCAATCTTTTCCTGCATGTTGTCCCGGCGTTCCTTTGCAGCATCAGCCAGACCGAGAGCAGCCTCACGGAACATTTTCACCTGCCCGTCACGGTCGGCTCCGGCAGTGGAGTTATCCACACTCACGACTTCTTCATGTACCCGTAACTCTGGTAACTCATATCCTGTATCGGGATAACCTAAATCAGACGGTTTGGTGAGGAACAACGCCCATGTACTTACCCATAACCAGAATTCCTTCTCCTTGTGGGGATAGAGGGTAAGATTGTTCGCCTTCGTGCTGTCACGCTGGAAGAACCTTGTAAGTGCCTGCCCGGTATCCATCACTCCAAGGTAGCCGGCATAGTGTATCAGCTCCTTGTATCTGTTGGGTGACGGTGTGGCAGTGGCAACAAACCTGTACGGAACTTCTGCAAACATAGGAAGAAACTCCTGATAGGTCTTGGTTCCGAATCCACGTAACACGCTCGCTTCATCCAATGAGGTAACGGTAAAGTAGGAAGGTTCTATTCTTATTCCGTCCTCGCCGTCACGGACACGTTCATAGTTTGTCACCATGATATTGGTCGGACATTGCTTCACCTCCTGCATAGTACGTACATAGCTCACTTTCATACCCAGATGCTTTTCGGCCTGTGTCAGGAACTCCACTACTACACGCTTGGGGCAAACTATCAACCCTTTGCCTCCTGTGCGGTTCAGGATCACCCGCAGTATCTCCAACTGGGTTACGGTTTTCTGCATACCGAAGCTGGAGAATATCGCCCTGCAACCGCCGGAAATAGCCCAACGTACTGTATCTTTCACATGAGGGTATAAATACGGGGAAATTTCTTCCGGTCTGACTTCAAACCCAGTCTGATGGCTGATTGCCATCTTGTCTTTCAAAAATTCTATATAATCTTTCATTATGCTATTCTTTTGTTGATTTCTCCTTTCTAAACAGGTGGCTGAACGCATTATCCAAATCCAAGTCCAGATTCAGTTTGGACGGGAAAGATTTAATGTATTCGTACATCTTATAAGCGAGGTTGTCATCATCACCGCATCTGTCAATCAGTGTGAGCAACATGGCGTTCACCATGTCAGAATCATTGCCGAAGTTTTCCTGAGTGGATTCGCTGCAATGATTCACATCACTTTTCAATCTCTTTATCGCGGCTATGGCTGTGTTGAAGTTTCTTTTTGAATCGTGCCGCAATTCAAAGCCTTCCTTCTTGTATTGCTGCTGCATTTCTAGAAGGTTGGTTTCTAAAACGTCCGTGAGGACAAATACGATGTTGGTTATCGTATTCAGTTTGTCTGTTCCTTGCATAATCGTGTATTCTTATTTCTAATTCGAATGAATCCCCTTCGTTCTGTTTCTTCTAACAGTGGAAAGTCTTCATTCTTGATTTCACATTCTGTTTCGTAGTTCACGGAAGTATAACTTGGGATATTGAACTTTTTCCGGATTCTTACGATAACATCCGGATTTCTTGTTACCCAGTAAACGGTTATTCTCATGGTGATATCAGCATTTTTCTAGCTTCCTCATCTCCTGCATCAGCACGGTGCTTGATTTCAATGTACTCAGCATAAGAGATTCTGTTATCTCCACGCTCCTCTATCTCTTTTTCACGTTGGTTTCTGTATCGTTCACGCTCTTTCCGTTCAATATCTTTCCGACGTTCAGAAACGTAGTCCAGCATCGCACTTGTTATTTTCAATGGATCTATTGAACCGTAGAACCGCCCATACTTCCCTGACTTAAACCGTGCTATGAAAAAACAGATTTCAGCGGCATTTATATAATAATACTCCGAAAGGAATATCTCCGATAGTTCAGAAAGTTGCTCTTTCGCTATCTTGGTTGAAACTTCTGCAAAGTCATTCAATGAGCCAAATTGTATCTTTAGCCATTCTATCGGTGTTTCATCCCCATAAGTAGAAGACAATAGCCCTAAACTCGGAATGCTGTCATTCAACGCCAGTTCTGAATGGGTTGCATTACATCTGACAAGTTTGAACTGCAAATCAGGGTTGTAATCAAGAATGAATTGTGCAGGATCGGGATATTTATTCAATAACGCCCTCTGCTTCAAGTTCCTTTCTCTTTTTTGCGGCAGCTTCTCTAACGGTTGTAGCGACTGCAAGAACTGAATCACGTTTTCGCTGCTCGCTATCCTGTTGATTTTTACTAAGTCTTGTCCCATTATAGTTTCCTTCCAATATTTTAGTAAAGTTTGCTTGTTTGAAAATCCAATCAAAGTCGCATTTCCAATTGCGGTCATTAGCTCCAAGTAAGAACGGGGATTGAAGAATGAGATTGAAAACACTCCTCACTGACTCTTTCCCATATTGGGCTATCCGGGCTTTTACAGCCTTTTTTCTCACATCAGTCATTGATCTTATCTGCTGGAGTCTGTCTTTGAATGTGGTATTATAGTATTCCATCAATCCGCTGTAATCAATCTTTTCAGAGGGGGAGGGCGAAGAAAGCTTGGCTTTCTTTGATACTCCGTCAGGAGTATTTTCTTTCTTTTGATGTAGAGATATATCTATATACTCTCTTTCTTCTTTCTTTGTATTTGTGCCCTCTGTGTGCCCTGATTTTTGTAAAAGTTCGGATTGCGGTAGATTGTTGTTCATGGACTGTGCCCCAAGTTGTGCCCTTAGTTGTGCCCATTCGTGTCTTAATTCATTGATTTCCTTTTCAATACCTGTGTCCTTACTTGTGCCCTTGGTTGTGCCCATTGGATTATATTCTTCATATTTACATAAGGTTATAAGGTTCATTCCTTGATTGCACTCAACAGTTATCATACCTTTCTTTCTAAGATGCACAAGAAAGGAACGCACCTTCTTTTCAGACCATTTCCAACGCTGTGACAGAAATCTTATGGATGCAGGATATTGACCTCTTGAATAAGAGATTTCTCGACCTCCGATACTCTCCTTTCGAGGCGTTGCCTCAAATCGTGCAGACTGAATTAAGTCTAACCACGCTTCGCAACTGCTAAAAGTACGGGCTTCATTCCACATTTCATTCGAGAAAAACCTGCGGCTTAGCCTCAAAAATCCTTCGTCCATAGTCTTAGAATCTCACGTTAGTTAATTGCCTTCCGTTAGAAAATACAGCCCACTTACCATTACCGCTATCAAACAATCGTAAATCCGACACCTCTCCGAAACGTTTGATGTTACCGCATAAATCCACAATCCATCCACATTCTTTAGAAGGATGCGGGCGGATGGCACGACCGACTATCTGATACCACATGGCAAGTGACATTGTAGGACGTGCCATAACGACCGTATCAAGTTCCGGATAGTCAAAGCCAGTCGTAAGTACACCCATATTAGCTACTACCGGAATTTCACCAGCTTTGAACACCTCAAGAATATGTTCACGTTCTTTCTTAGGAGTATCACCTGAAACGATAGCGCAACCGGGTATTGATATCGTTAACCGTTCCGCTTCTTTCAAAAAACGGGTAAAGGCCAAAATACCCTTCCGTTTTCCTCCGGCTTTGGGATTCATCAGCCTTTGGACGATATGAACGAGATAACCGTAGAAGTCTATCCGTTCATATTCTTTTTGAACTGACCTATCCGTATAGTCGGCACCAGTAGTATTTACTTTCAAGTTAAGTTCATTCCACCCTGAAGGATTCATTGAATAGTAATCCAACTTCGCCAAGTAGCCCATATCTAATAAGGTTGATACCTGTACATGATAAATGACCTCTGAAAAGACATGAGGTTTTGTCCGAGTGATAAATTTCAGCATGGAGCCGAAATCACGGCTGGAGCTTAAACGGTATGGCGTTGCTGTCAGTCCAAGAACCTTACACTTCACTGCATCAAAAAAATCCTTGTACATTCCCTCTTTGGGGTTTACAAGATGACATTCATCCACAATGATGTTCTTGAAGTGGGTGAACAGTTCGGGATGATTCTTCACACTGCCGATGGTGGCAAATGTTATCCGGCTTATCTCCTTTGAGTTAAAGGATGCAGAATAGATGCTGCAATCAAGAATACCGTATGAACAGAGTTTCTTGAAATTCTGTTCGAGTATTTCCTTCGAGGGCTGGAACACTAAGGTATGACCGTCAAGCCTTGCGGCTATATCCGCTATGATAAGCGACTTTCCGCTGCCCGTAGGCAAGACCATGATGGCGTTTGTTTTCTTCGCCTTGTTGTTGAAGAAAGAAACGGCTGCATCAGAGGATTTCTGTTGGTAATCACGTAGCTGATAAGTCATAGACCTTTCTCCTTTCTAAGTTTCTTATTCAGTGCCTTGTAATACTTGATTAGCTGCTCGTACTCAAAATCAGACATCTTGGTATTTGATACAGCTTTCACTTTCAGCAAGTCGAATTTCTGCTGACCTATCTTGGCTATCAGATTCACCCGATAGCCCTCCAAATGGTCGGCTTTGAAACGGTTACATGAGCGGCACTCGGCATGGCAATTATCCTCGTCAAACCGTGTTGCCAAATGCGTCCGGCTGAAATAGTGACCATTATCCGCTTGCGCAAACGGCTTTATCTGCCCACAAGAGATACAACGAAAATAACCGTTTGGCATACAATCACGAAGCCGGATAAAAAGGGAAAACTCCTTGTCGAGCTTAGCTTTCAAATCCGGCTTCTTCTTTATTGTTACCCCCGCTTTATCAAACAGAGGTAAAGGCTTGTCTTTCTTCTTAGCCTTTCGTTTTATGTAATATGGCATTATTTAAATCCCCATTCTTTCATGTAGTCAATGTTTTCAGGAAATCCCTCTACTGATTTAGGACTAAGGAATATTTTCTCACTCTTCAATGGAGTGCCTCCCCAAACAGTAACAGGGCATTCTTCATATTCTTCTTTAGAAACTTCACTTACATTAAAATGGGGTTGAAAGCCATATCCCATTACGCTCTCCCCTAAGTAAGTACCAAGCTTCTTTAAAGCCCATTGAAATGCAATATCTTTATATAGGTAATGTTTAGAAAACACAGCCACATATATTTTATGAGAGAAATTTCCTGTTTCTGTTAAGTCAGGATTACATCTGATACAGAAATACTTAATACGTGAAAGTATTTCTTCAACAAACCTTTCATGCTTTTCGCAATCTTCTTTCGTTAAGAACTCTTTCCTGTCATTTGCAATGTAAATAGTCTTGGTAATTTCTTTTGTTTCCATATTGTTTTTTATTAAAGCCCCGAAGCGTATTCTCCGGGGCACAACCATAATTCACTAACCCATGCCATTTATGTGTGGCTCACATTTATGAGGGATAAGCGGGAGTCGAACCCGCACAAGTATCGTCTGCTTTCTCGCTTTCATCCGTAGATTGGTTATCCTACGATCTTTAAACTACTCAACCTGTTACTTACAACTACGGTCTTGATGATTTCCATTTCTATGTACACTTGAAATTTCCATTCATTTAGTCTTAGCACCCTATGACCATTTTATCCCTATGTGGTGGTAACAGGACTTGAACCTGCATGATAGGAGCTTTTTAGTTTTTACAATGAGTGTAATCTCGCCACCTATACCTGCCTTTATATGTTTTTACATCGGGCTACTGCTTATATTACCCCCCCCCGTTACCGACAACCTATCTATGAGATATTAAACTTTAGCGTCTACCAATTCCGCCATACCACCTAACTGTTACTTATTCTTCAGTCTCGCCTTCAACGATAATTGAAAGCTGACCGCAAGCGGCACCGTTTTCAATTTCAGACTTTGTTGCAATGGCTACTGCATAATCGTAGCCCATCTTTTCAAGTTGTTTTTTAATCTCTTTCATGATTCTGTAAATTAAATTGTTTATACTAAATTCACTCCCTCGATAATTCCATTACCAAGGTTGTTTTTCTCTGATATGTTATTTGGATTGATTGGAGACAACTTCACAAAAAAGTGTTCCTTATCAAAATGTTTCTCCAGCTTATCCGCATCAAAATCAGATTCATCCACCAATGTTAAATTGATAGTTGTTTTCAGATTACTTTCTGTTCTTATTTGCCCAAGTTCATCAATAGACATTTTCTTCGGATAAGGAATAAGCCAGCCTCTCTTTTCTTCGTCAAAACTGTGTAAGCTAATCTGTAGCGTCACATTGCCTTTCACAAAAGAGAAGTCGCTATCTTTAATGCCAATCGTTGAAACGTAATGGTGAGTATTTGGGAATATTTCCGTAATACGTTCAATTGCTTTTTTTACGGCTTCTATATTTAAGAAAGGCTCACCCATACGAGTGTAGTTAATCTTAAATTCTTTGGAATCATTCGGGTTGTAACCTGCGCTTCTGATAGCAAACAATACTTGTTCTACAATCTCATCTGCTGTAAGATTGCGGTATTTCTTCATATTACCAGTGGCACAGAACTTACAACGTACAGGACAACCGCTCATGGTTGAAACTCCAATCATCCATCTTTCAGCGCGACTTCCGAGATTGTTGTTATCAAGGAAATTCTGTTTTCTTCCTATCGCATCTTTTGTGTAATATGGAAGAAAGGTATCAGTTGTTTCTACCAGCATACCATCTTCAAGCCGCAAGCAGTAAACTGTACCGTTTTTAAAACTTTTACTTTTTACTATATTCATGATTGTATTTTTATGGGTTTGCCCGCTATATCTTCACAGACCGAGCAGGCAGGTTAACAAAGTTACACCTCAACGATTACAATGTCTGGTGCAATCTGTCTGATGGCATCCAACTGTACATCAATGACTTTATTCTTGTATTCCTCAATTGCTTCATTTGCGCCAGCCGACACAAGAGAAAGGGAAACATCTCTACCGTCTACATCAGCGTAAATCTCAACTTCGATTTCTTCACAGGCAAAGCCTTTGAAAAGAGGGATGTTCAGTTTGAATGATTTCGGCAAATTGGAATCAACCACCTGCGAGTAGTTGTCAACTTTGCTGCCGTTTTCCTCCTTGCTGCGCTCAATGTCTTGGTTTACCTTTGCTTTGAAATTCTTCAAAGTAGATACAAGCATCATATTCTGTGACTTGTCAGTAAAGAAAGCACGGTGCATTTTGATGAACTTAGATAACTTGATGGGCTCCCATTTCTTTTCAACGTTGATACCAAACTCCTGCATTTCTTTTGAAGGCTGCAAAATACCGTTGATTTCAGTCTGATAGTAGTTGGTTTCATCAATAGTTAATGCTAACCCCATCTTATCACGATTTACAATGATATTGGTCGCTTTCTGGTTAATCAGTTCGACACGTTTCTCCAACCATCTGAGAGGTGCATCTATCGTTCCATTGATAACTACTCTTTCCTGTTCTTTCGGGTCAAGTGCTACGGGTGCTTCACCTTCACGCAATACTACTTCGATAGGTTTGCCGTTATAGTCTTTCGGCACAACCAAGTTAATTTTGTTTTCGCTCATGATTCTGTTCCTGTTTTACGGTTAATACTGAATACTGTCTTCTGCATTTCTTGCGGCATAATCGGGCGGCTATAAACCAGCTCACCCAACTTGTTATAGAATCCTGCCATCTTTTCCTCGTGATAGAGGATTTTGGCACATTCTTCATTTTCTACAAACTCAGAACCTCTCTTAATGTGGTCCAAAAGTTCCTGCTTTTCTTCGTTCAAAGGTTTCAGACGTTCTTTGAACTCGTCCATAGCCTCTTTCTTTTCTATCTCAATATCATTGATGGTGATTGATACTTCAGCTAATATTTCTTTCTTTTGCGCCAATTCTTCGGGTGTGAATCGGTGAGTATAACCGATTTTCTCCACTGCATCGGCATTGTCCTGAAGAAACTGCCATCGTTCCTGTTCAGGAATGTCTTGTCCTAAAAATTTGTCCATATTATCTATAACTTATTTTGCCAAACTCATTGTAAACCTTTCTTGCAGTACCCATAGTATTATAAACTGGAATATAGCTTCTTTGAGAGGCTTTCTCTATTTGGTGAATACCGCTGGATTTAGGGTTGATTGATTTTTCAGGATGAAAGAATTTTGCTACATCTTGGGGAAATTTTCTTTTCTTCATAATCTCAATTTTTAAATAAATTCATTATTACGTTCAATTTCTTGTTGTGCGTAGATAAGCATCTGTTGTTCGTTAGCGGCAGGCAAATAGATACCTGCCACAGATGCGCTCCAGTTTCGGAAACGGTCAATACTCAAAGTCATTTCACCTGTTGTCAGCTCGGCAGAACTGCGCAAATAAGTTACTTCATTGCCTTTCTTGTTGACCGTCTTACGTTCAAACAAATCACGGTTGCAAGTCCTCTTATAAAAATCAATTTTTGCTTCGTCGAGACTGCAACCGTACTCACTACCGAAATACCCTAAAAGAAGATGCAAGTAGCTGTTTTGGGCAAGCGTGCGGTTAGGTAGTTTCTTTTTCACTTCCACCACCGCACGTTCACTAAACAGCTTGTTTACATACTCCTTGAACTTGGGTATTTGAAATTCATTCTTCAAGTCGAACAACATACGCTAAAAAGGCAAATCGTCCTTTACATTGCCATTAACATCAACCGGAGGCGGGAAATTCTGCGGCTGTTGCTGATAGGTCGGTTGTGGCGCTGGCTGTTGTACCGATGTTGTTTGTTGCGATACACCACCACGCGCATCTATTTTGTAGCACCGAATAGATGCCATACGTTTGAGTTCTCCGTCTTGATTCGTCCAAGAACGCCCTTGTAAGACAAATGATACAGTAACAACATCACCCTGATTAAAGCGGTCAAGTTCTGCACACTTATCGCCTGAAAACTCTAAGGGAATAACATTCTCATACTCGCTACGCTCTCCCGTATAAGGGTCGTAAGTGGTAGCATCTAAAATGAACTCCCGTTTTGTAAACGAGGAACCACCGTTTTTGGATGGTATTTGAACAGTTTGTCCGATTTCGATTATCCGTCCGGTTATTTGGTTTGCCATTAATTTTCTCCTCCAAAAATCTTTTAATTAATATTTCCATATAAATCCATACGAAGTCTTACTTCTTCCACAGCAACAATTTTGAATAGGTGAACTTTGGAATCCGTTACTTACCGCTGCTGATTTTAACGAAGGATATTTCTTAACGAAGTCACCAGATTTGGTATATTGATAGACTGGCACACCATTAGCTTTCCCCTTACGCTCTTGGAGCGTTCCATAATTCATATTGTATGAATGTGTACACCATTCAAGATTTTCAACTCTGTTATTGGATTTATTTTCGTCTTTATGATTTATTTGAGTATAGTTATTTGGATTTTGAATGAAAGCTAAAGCCACCAATCTGTGAACGCTATGCGTTTTATGAATGCCATTCTTTGTTAGAACAACAGAACGATACCCATGACTATCAGAAGGCGTTAATATCTTTTCTTCAAAATGTGTTACAGCTCCGTTTCTTATAAATTTTTTAGGCATAGATTTTATTCTGCCTAAAGATGATACCTCATAAAGACCTTCATAATCTTTAATAGGCTTCCAAATTTCACTACTCATTATTTGATATAATTTTGGTATCGGTTATAAGTTCTCTGTTTTCTTCCAAAAACCGGATAAATTCCTCACAATGATTAGTGAGAATAGGAATATCACGTTCTGGATTGAAAACGTATGTTTCTGTATAGGTATCTACCACAAAACCGCCTTTATTGAACTCTACAATGTTGTACTCAAATGTCCGCACATCCGAACCGTTCTTCATCAAAGCGTATGGATAAACCAAATGTTGGTGGTGGTCTTTGAACTTCCCTACGGTATAGCTTCCGGTTGTTTTGATGTCGTGGACACTGGCCGGCATCAGCTCGTCAATTACTCCATAAACCAAAACATTGCCGTATGCGGTTGGAAGAATCGCTTCTACTCTTTGTTGGGTTAATGCTCCTTTGAAGTAACCGGAAAACTCTCGGCAAAGTGAGATTGGGAAAGTAAAAACACGATTATTATAGGTAGCTTTCAAACCTATAACCTCGTTGGTCTGAACCTCATCGTAATACAAAGGTTTACCTGTTTCATCACAAGCTCCTTCGCGTATTACCTTATATACCTTTTCAACCTGCACAGTTTCGGATTTCCGATTTTCAATCATACAGTCAATAACCTCATTAAAGGCTGTTCCCTTGTCTGCCGCTTCACTATCAAACGGTTTGCGGTTAATACGGTCTATCAGTTCTTGAAACTGCTTCTGCCGAAACTCGTCTTCCGTACATGGTGGATTCTCACTCCACCCATAATAACGCTCATATATGACATCGCTATTAAGGTAATTGAAGTAAGCATCAAGAATCGTAGGATAAATCCTATAAAATATTTTATTCATTGCTTAAATCTCCATTTATATCCTTTATACGTTTTCATTTTCCCTCTGCAACACTTTGATATAAGGGTTGAGAAAAAACCTAATTCCAATTGAACTGCCCAAGCTGATTCCCATTCTCGAACAATATTTCCACGCATATCGAATTGAATTATAGGCTTCCTATTATTCTTTCCATTCTCTCTTGCATGAACTATGTTATCTTTTATAGGAAGCCATTCAAGATTAGAAACCTTATTGTTAGTTTTGTCTAAATCCTTATGATTTACCGTTTCATAACCGTTTGGATTAGGAATAAACGCTTTGGCAACTTCTCTATGAATAGACACCGTTTTTCTTTTGTTTTTATGAGACAATACCAATCGTAAATATCCATTAGATGTAGGATGAGGAATTCTTAATGTATGGTGCAATGGATTTAATGCATGCTTTAGACGTCCATAATTACTTATGAAATATATCCCCTTAAAGTCCTCTATATCTTTCCATTCTTCACCCTCATAGTCTTCAATACTGTTTTGGGAATTTCTCATAATAGAAAGGCACTCTCTACAATATTCCCGTAAACCATCTGGCGAGTTCTTATCTTTATGAAATTCGCCAAATGGTTTTTCCTTACCACATCGGATACATTTCTTGCATTTAGGCTGCATCTGAGTAGATTTTAGTTTCCTTATTGAATATCAGTCCCAAAGCCTTTACCTTTGCAGCAAACAAACTTCTCGCCATCATCAAAGAACTACCAACGTGTTCAAACTCATTAATATGAGAGGCGAACTCATTAGCGGACTTGGCATCAGTTATAAATTCGATACTTTCTTTGATTTCCTCTATCACCTTATCATACTTTTCCTGTGCTTCTTTCTTGGCTGCAAGCATACCCAAATACGAATTGATTATCTTGGCAGTGATAAAGTCGTTCTTTGCGGTTGGATTACCATTCTTGTCAAGGATGGTAGGAACCTCCATTACTGAAGGAAGATTGCAAGTATTCTTACCGTCATTTCTTGAAGTTGGGTCAAAAGTGATGGTACGTCTTTGGACGCCTCTTTCGCTTTTCATTTCAAGATAACCGAGCAAATCCAATTCGGTAACGATAGAGTTGTAGGATTTTTCACGCAAGGCAGGGATAAACACCGTATCATCACCTTCTTTTCTTGTGTCGCGATGGGCAACGAAAATGATGTGCTTGTTAAGCCCCGAAAGTGTTCGTGTCATCCATGAAAATTCGGCATTGATACCGCTCCAATCACGGATGGACGGCTGGCGGGTTCCACACTTGTGAGTAATGATGAAGTCCATCATCTTGCCGATGGTATCTACTACAATGGTCTGATAAGCGGACAAGTCCTCTTGAAGAACTTGCTGAACATCGCTCCATGAAGTGACCTGTACCGTGTCTATATTCTCCAAGTGCGCCATGTTCATGCGCTTCACGCCGTTATCGAAGTCCAACAGCAGCGGTTTCGGTGCGCTCAATGCTACCGTACTCTTTCCCATTCCGGCTTGACCGTAAATCATCATCTTCACGGTGGTCGGGATAACTAATTCATTACTTTTCTTAATTAAACTCATGATTATAAATATTTTAGATTTGTATTATTCTTACAATGACCATTTAGCTTGTTCCGCAATGTAACTGGATGAATCCCTATGTCTTTAGCACAATCCAATGCACAATTCCATATTTTCCCAGTTACAACATCTGTCACCTTTTTTGCTGCCGGACCTTTTCCTCCTTTAAAATCTTTAATACCGATTTTAAAAGAATGCTTTATGTTTTCAGAATTAGTACACCACTCTAAATTCTCAACCCGGTTATCTGTTTTGACACCATTGATATGGTTCACTTGTGGCTTATGTTCGTGATTGTCTATAAACGCCGATGCAACAAGCCTATGAGCCATAATTTTCTTTTCAATGCAATTTTTAGATAATGTATATCGTACATATCCGGATTTGGTGATAATAGGCTTTTGGATTTTACCATAACGTCCTCTTAACCTTCCACTGCTACTTATTTGGTATAAACCCTCATATCCATATACATCCTTCCAAGTCTCGCTCATAATCGTAAATTTTATAGGGTTATTTGTTCAGATATTTACTCATTTTAAAAGCATTAATAGCGGATTGTATCTCGAACTTGGAATATATGATAGGAGAATTTCTGGATGAGCCTTTTCTTTTCTTATGCACCAATCCTTCTTTCTCTAACTTTTCCAAAAAGTTAGGTTCATACCCAAGTGTCTTTAACCATCTGAACGCTTCTCTTTGCTTGATTTCATCAGATACAGGAGACCGTTTCTTCTCACTGGCAGCTGCACCAAGCTCCGCCATGTCCATGCAGATATTTTTAAATTCAAATAATTCAAGTCTTACCTCCATACCGTCCAGTTCTTTCAATTCGTTCTACTCTTGTTTCTCTTCCTCTTCTCATCTCGCCCTGTTCGTGATAAAGCGATAGAGAAAATACACACAATAAGCAACATGCAACAGACGCACGAACAGTCGGTGAAAAATCCATTGTAAGTTTCACACCAGCTATTCGTTCGTAAAGCATGGTAGCAAGTTCTCTTCCATTTCTTACATGAAGAATTTCAAAAGCCTTCTGCAACTGGTTGTTTATCGTACTCACAGCCCTGCATTTCAAATCGGCTATCTCCTTCTTCTCATACCCTTGTGCATACATTCGTGCCGTAATCTCGCATTCAGGTGTAAGTTCGTTAAAAACTCTCTTCATAATCGTGTAAGACGGCTGATTAATAATTGCGGACAACCTCAATATATCCGGCTTCCCTGTTAGTGTCCACCGAATACAAAGTTTGCTTCTTGTCTATTATCCGGTCAATCCTTGCCAGCCTGTTAAGGTCAGCGGTACACCTGCGAAGCTGTCCAGCAAGCTTGTCGCTAAAGTCAAAACTGATTCTGTCATTCTTCTTTTTCAGCTTTTTCTTGATTTCTGTCCTTTCTTTCAGTTCTTTTGCCATAAAAATAAAATTTAATTAATGATTCGTGGATGGTAAGGGAATCGACCCCCTCTCAATCATGCCAATTGGTTGCGCAACACGAAGCTCTAACCGATAAGCTAACCATCCTTTTTTTAAAAAAAGGTGCACTATCCTCACGGACGGCACACCCAGTACAAACAAAAAAATAAAACACGAATATCTAATCTATTATCAGAACAATGCTTTTAACCGCGTTCTTGAAATGATCAAACTTCCGGTTCAAATCACTCCAAGATTTATACCATGTATTTTTCTCTTCAGCTAATTTCTCGTTAGCCTCTTCCAGTTCCTGCACACGCCTTACTAAATCTTCATGCGTCATGCCTCTTAATTCTTCCACTGTCATAATCGTATAAATTTAAAATGTCGTTAAAAAGGTAGGAGTCGAACCTACTTCTTGTAAGCTAAATGAATATATAAATTAGAATATAAGTTAATACCAACAATTAATCGCTTACACGCATTCCAACAATGCTACTTCATAAATTACCGCCCAGCTGGTTTACAAGGTGATTGTGCACTCATCCCCATGCGCCTTGTGCCGGATTATAGGACTACCTTTTAGCGGTCTGTTTTAAGTTCTCTATAAGTTATTCTCATGAGCGACACACACCCTACACATATAACACTCATTATAGTGATAGAGAATATTTTCATAGGACTGTAAGTAGTAATAGCCCCGTAAAGCATACCGGCAGCACATATACTAACCAATATAGATAAAACGAATTGGATTGTTTTCATAATCGTATAAATTTAAATAAGTATCTGTACCCTAATCGAATAGCAGAACCTTATTTCAGTTCAGTACAGACTATAAGACCTTTCAGCGATACTTGTGCCTAACCAAGCATACTCACCACGCTAAAGACAAATTGGCGTGCTGAAAGTAAAAATCATTTCAAATTCATATAGCCTTACCACCGTTCACCGCATTTCTGCTATGGCGGCTTCTATATTTCGTTATCTTTGGTTGACCTAAAACGGCTTATAGTATTACACCGTAAAGGCTTTTACAGGCTTGTCAAAGAACTAATCAATAGTACCCTACCCGATTCTCGCTATCGGTTGCCGTTCAATCCGTCTGTAGGGCTGTCGTGCGTTGCATAATCGTGTATTATGCGTATCGGCTGATACCTTGTACCCGGCATAGAGCATCGTAGTCCATGCCATCATCTTCACAAGTTTCAAAACCTTTTAAGGCATCTTCCAAACTGTCTATCTCATCCGTTATCAACTGGATAGCTTCTTTTTTGCTATCAGCATTGAACATCAGGCAGACAGCCTCTTCATCATTGTTATGGGCAGCCTCTAAATCTTTATAAAGGCTATCCAACTGCTGGTTAATCGTGTAAGCATTCATATCCATATCTTTTATGCGATTGACATCAGATTAGCTTTTTTGAAGCATCTGAATTCTTGGCGTTCAGTATCATAGTAAGTCTGGACGGTATCATTCTTTTTTCTGTTGTCAGTACCAGTGATGGCAGGCATCAGCTTTTCATTTAGTGTACCGTATGCCTCACGAACGGAACCGTCCACTTTTTTGAAGTAGAACTTCACTATCTTCTTTTTCATCTCACCTTTCAACTTCAAGTTAGCCCAAGCGACCTTCATTGCTTCGCTCATGGTGTAGCCATTACGCTTAACGAACTGCCAAGCAAGGCTCATTACTTCGTGTAAAAATTCTCTTGTTCTCATAATCGTGTATTTTAATATGTTTATACTATTTGAAATCTGAATTAATCTTCGTTTCTTTGTATCAGTTTAATTTGATAATGCAAATATACTACTATTTTTCAGTAAAAAGAATCTAATACTGAAAAATAGTAGTAAAACAACACTATTTAACTATTGAAGCAGGTTATACCTTATTATAATATGAAGAAAGAAGGCAGAAATAGAAATTGGATAGCGTGGATAGCACTTGGATTAAGTGTTATTGCGATAGTTCTATCACTTTACTCTATGCACAACAGTAACTCTGTATCGCTTCAAAAAACATTAGAAATCTGTATATCAGTCATGGGAATAGGAATAACAGCGATTTTAGGGATACAGATATACACAATATTGACTATAGATAAAAGAGTACAGGAAAAAATTGAGGATGAACGAAAACTGTATAAGGATAGTAATTCCCAGCTAAAAGAAAATTTAAGGTCTCTTACAAGAACAATGCAAAGATTTACAACGGGGAATATTTATATTATTAATGAAGAATACAACGAAGCTTTTTGTGTATTTTGCCTTGCAGCAATTGATGCTAATAAATTAGGAGAAAGGGAATTAGTGTCTATCAGTTTACAGCAGGCAGTGGATATACTACAGAAAACAAACTGTATCAATAAATGCGAAATAGTAATGAAGTACATGGATGAGTTAAAAACTGGAATGATAGGAATATCTGACGAAAAGGCTATTACGGTTTACAATGCGCTATTGAATTTGCCATCGTATGAATAAAGCTATTCATCTTTATCCTCATGGTTCCTTGCTATTCCAAGAAGAATAATTGCAATCCAAGGAATTAAGCCGCATAGATACATTATTAAGGCTTCTATCATAGCAAAAAAAATAAAGCGACCAACTCCAAAGTTGCGGTTTGAAGTTTAGTCGCCTATATAGTCCCTTACGGGAACAGTTAAACTTATTAGTCGAAATCATCCGCAACTTGATTCCGACACAAATATACTGAAAAATAACAGTAAAACCCCAAAAAGATGAGCACAAAAGAAAGATTTGTTGAATATTTAAAAATCAAAGGGATTGGGCAAACAGCTTTTGAAGAATCAGCTGGTTTATCTCGTGGAGCTATTGCCAAAAAAACGGGCTTTAATGCAGATTCAATAGAAAAGATAGCGTCTGCTTGCCCTGACCTTAATATAAATTGGTTAATAACTGGAATTGGCAACATGACAATTAATACCAATTCGTCAATCACTGAAACTCCAACCACGAATAAAGATATTAAAATACTTGATATACGTGTATGCGCAGGACATGGAATTGGATTTGACGGAAATGAAAACAAGGTTATTGGATATGTGAATATACCAGAATTTACTGGATGCTATGGAATAACCGTATATGGTGATTCTATGTACGATATGTATATGTCGGGAGATACAATCTTTGTCCGTGAAATAAAAGACAAACGAAACATAGACAATGGACAGCCGTATGTAATTATAACAAAAGAAGACAGACTTCTTAAAATGATTCATATCGACTACGAGCGAAAAAAAACAATATTGTCTTCCTACAACAATATAGCTAATCCGGATGGGAAAAGAAAATATCCCGATATGGAAATTGACATAGATAATGATGTAATTCATTTATACAAGGTTGTAGGTAAATTAGCGAGAACGCAAATGTAGTTACAATAACAATACTATGAAATTCAATCAATACACATGGAACCTATATAAGCAATCTTCTGACGGACAAAAAGCTATTAAGGAGTTTGAGGAAGCCAATGAAAAGATGACTGAATACGAACTGTTTTCTAAATACAATCCTAATTCAGCACGTTTTCTTTCAGAAGACTATTTTGTAGAAACATGCGACCTATTTTGGGCTTGCTCTTTCGACAGTGCAGAAAAGCCCGAAAACCATGAATCTGCAAAGCAATTTTATTATACACTCACGACCAAAGGGATATTTGATGAAGAGCATGTAGCAGTAATCAATGAGGGCGAATACCAATTAATGCTATCTGCTAATGATATGTTGTCATTCATGTTATATTACTTTGCCCCTGAATACTTTTTCCCAAACCTTTTCAGAAGTCGTTTTTTCGTTTTAAATAAGATAACAGACACATTCGAGATAGAACTTCCTCTTATACCTAAAAAATCTGATTATAAATCGAGATGTATGTATTATTGGGAATTGTGTGAGGTGTTTTATCGGTTTAGAATTGAAAACCAACTCTCTCCAGCAGAGTTATGCGCATTTTTATATGACTATGCACCCAATTTCATTTCAAAAGAAAAAACAGATATTCCACAACCGGCACAAGCATGGTTCATTGGTGGGAAAACAGCCCCGATAGAATCTACTTTAGATTTTACTTTTTGGCAGGCCAATCCTGAAACCCAAAAAGGCGATATTCTAGTTCACTATGAAACATCACCAGTTAGCGCAATCACTTGTTTGTGGATCGCTCAAACAGATGGAGTGATAGATCCATTCTTCCACTATTACAGCAATACGTACATAGGAAATAAGATAAATCTACCTCATATAACATTGAAGGAACTCCAAGCCGATGAATACTTCTCAAAGCATCCTCTTATTAGAAAGAAGTTCCAGGGAGTAAACGGATGGCCAATGAGTAGCGAGGATTACTCCGAACTTCTGCGAATAATAAAGGCAAAAGGATTTGATATAGATACCTTACCAAAGCTATATGCTCCTACACTACCCCAAAATATAAGTATAGAGATAGAACGGGACGTAGAGCAACAGTTATTAGAACCTTTGCTTAACTCTATGGGATGGTATGAGAACAAAGACTTCATTCGGCAGTTACCAATCCAAGCAGGGAGAGGACATAGGATATTCCCAGATTATGCGTTACATTATGGCAATAAACCAAATGAGGAAAGGGCAAAAGTGTTGATTGAAGCCAAGCTGTGTATGAGGAATAACAAGGAAAGAGAAGAAGCATATTTGCAAGCGCGCTCATACGCCCGATTACTTAATTCTTCTGTGATTGTTTTATGTGATAAGGATTACCTGATTGTTTATGAGAAAAAAGACAGCTTCGACCGGGACAGATATAAGAAATACCATTGGGGAGAGCTTGAAAATCCCGATTTATTCAACGAATTAAAGAACAAACTAAATATATAAGATTATGAAGAAGATTCTATTTACCATAATAGGCTTGTCAGCACTATTCTGTATGAGTTCCTGCGATGAAGCTGTTTATAAAGGGAGGAAAGTGTATAAAGCATATTTCGATTATACCTTAAAAGACCCTGAATCTTTCAAGGTGTACAGCGAAAAATACACAAAGGATGGAGATTTCACAGTAAATTGGGAACTGGATTATGGGGCTAAAAACTCTCTCGGTGGAATGGTGAGGGAGAAGGCTACGTTTACAACTGTTGGTACTTCGATATTTATAGACGGAAGTAGTTACAGGCTTGATGAATTGAAATGATTTGAAAATTGTTTTAGCAATATTTTAGCAATAACAACTAAAGAACATGATTGGAATCCGGGAAGAGTTAAAAAACAACATAAGCCGGGGATTATGCCCGGCTTTAACATGAAAATCTCCTTTGTTTCAACATTGTTTCAACATCAAACGAAAACGAAAAATATAAATAGGTGACAAACAGCAGATTAAGAAGTAGAAAAAATTAGCCATTTCACTTAAGACCAATACACCGGGATTGTCTTGCTTGACAGCAACATACTCTTTGGCAACCAGGTTCATTCCGTCACGCAAAGGAGTGACTAATGCAATATCAGCTATAAAATACATGGCAGCCAATTCTTCGAATGAGAAACCATGATAAAAATAGCAGACCGGAGTCCAGTTCATTGTAGAATATCGTCCGTTGATAGAACCTATTTCCTCGTCAATCCGGGTTTTCAATTCGGCATAACTGCCTACATGATCACGTGAAGGAACTATGACCATAGCCAGTGTTACCTTGCCATGATATTCGGGATGGTGTTCCAAAAAAGAGGCAAATCCATAAAGACGGTGCAAAATACCTTTACTATAATCCAAACGGTCTACCGATAGGATAAGTTTATGTTTGCCAAACAAGAGACGGGTTCGTTCTATAGCTTTCCAAACATTTTTTTGTTGTGACACATTGTGGTAAAGGTCATAATTTATCCCCATCGGAAGTGCATCAACGCGCACAATGCGATTGCCTATCCGGGTTTCATCCAAACTGAAATCCATATGGAGTACCCGTTCGGCCGCGCTGATGAAATGACGCATATAGTCATGTGTATGAAATGCGATAAAATCGGCTCCTAACAATCCTTTCAGTATTTCGGCACGTTCAGGCAGAATTCGGAATAACTCATAAGATGGAAACGGAATGTGATGGAAATAGCCGATATGCAACCGGGGAAGCTCTTGGCGGAGCATTTCCGGAAGTAACATCAACTGATAATCTTGTACCCAGACCCAATCATCCGGTTCCACAAGGCGGATGATTTCCCGACAAAACAAAGCGTTAACCTCTTGGTAAGATTGCCAGAAACTCTTTCTATATAATGTATAGGCAAAAAAATAGTGACATAAAGGCCACAGGGTACTGTTACTGTATCCCTCATAATAGTTCTTATATTGCTCATGGGATAAAAATATGGGATGGAGATTCATTTCCTCCAACCGGTGACAGATATCCTGTTTTTCTTCCTCTTTGTCTGTACAGATTCCGGGCCACCCCACCCAATGTTTCTCGTAATTGCCTTGTAGGGAATTTAGGCCTGTTGTCAGACCTCCTTCACTACGTGAGAAAACAAAGGTATCTTGTTCTGCGACAGCCTTCACGGGCAGTCTGTTTGATATGATATACAATTTCATTTTTATATAATTCTTTTTTTCAGTTAGATGACAAAAGTCATACCACCAACTTAAATATCTTATTATCAATATGATATATACTTGTCAATTAGTTTATACTTTTTCAATATGAAAGCCTTTTTTCTAAAATGGGAAATGAAATAGCCGAAAGATAAAAGTGCAATTTTTGTAATGGCATCGATTTTGATTTATACAGAGTATAACGCTATCAACTTATAGAAAAGGTAGCGAGCAAACAATAAGAAACAACTGATTAACAAATTAATAAAGATGAAACTAGTAAGAATATAGCTTTCCAATATGGAAATTTGCCTGTTAAAATGAAAAAGAAACTCCAAAAGAATAAAATGCAATACAAAAATGAAAGTATATAATTTAGAAAATATTAAATCTGCCACCGAACTGAAACATCGGACTGAAGTAATTAGCATGAACGAACGTTCTATTATAGTGCTCGACACTTTTACCGGCATTGCCCAAAAGCTGCAAGCTGTTTCTATTTCTTTATTCCATCTCGATATCGAAAAGGTTATGAATCAATTGCAGGATTTCGAGAATGATTGTGGAAATTGGTTGGACAATCTTCTTTCCTCCGAAATGCAGAAAGCAGAAGCTGCCAAAGAAATAAAAGTACACATCGATCAAATTTCCCGTTTATGTAATGAAAATCCGAACATCATTGACGATCATGAGATTATGGCTCACGGAGCAATGATATCCTCTCTTATTCTGTCACATTATTTAGAAGAATGTACGAAAAAGAACTTCATCTTGAACTCATGTCATTTCATGCGACTAGGGCTTGATCGGAAACCGGATATAAAGTATGTGAAAAAAAATGTAGAAGAACTGATGAAAGACTGTCCCGATGTCCCCATTCTTATTACCCAAAGCCGTTTGTGTAAAAATGCATATGATGAAGTGGATTTCTTCCCACAAATAGGAAATGAGTATTATGCCACTGTTATCGGGGCTGTATTCCATGCGGATGAAATTATAACATCCTTACGTTCTGATGAAATTTGTTTCCGAGGTATGGAACATACTCGGACTCTTACATACGGTGAAGCCGAGAATTTTATTGATAGCGGCATTGCATTGCTTCATCCGGAATGTATTCCGCTGGCGCGCACTGCCGGTATGGCCATTGTATTGATAAAAACACCGGAAGATACATTACGGATATCATCAGAAAAAACAGGAACAAAAGTAAAAGCTGCTGTTTCACGCAGAGGTGTGGTCTTTGTCAAACTTCGTTCGTTGGGGGTTCTTACTTCTTATCTATTTATTGGCAAAGTATTTGATGTGTTCGAGAAATATAAGGTTCCTGTCTATTTAGCGACTTCCTCTAATGTGAGTGTTTCATTGGCTGTGAAATGTAGCAACGACACATTACGCCTGATATATCGTGAATTACATAAGTATGCGGAAATAGGAATGGAAACAGAAATGTCTGTGGTCAGCGTTATTGGCGATCTAAATTGGGAAAAGCATACAGGGTTGGAAGCCAGAATTATAGAAACGCTGAAAGAGATGCCGGTATGCATGATTTCATATGGCAGCAGTACTCACAATCTTTCAGTGCTGGTACGGGAACAAGATAGAGAAAAGGCATTAATGACACTGTGCAAAGCCTTTCTGGATATTCCATCAGAAAAATTTGATGTAATAAAACAAACTCAATTACAAGACTCTTTTGTCATGTGACCTTCCTGAATAAACAGAAGCAACAAATTTGCCCGACAGGTATTTGTTGCTTTTGTTTTTGATTAAATAAAATATTATTTTATCCTTATAGCGATTTATACTTTATTGCCAATTCTATCACCTACATTGTTATCCACACAAAAAACTGACTTATGAATTTAATAGAATTCTTTCCCTTATAAACAAAACAGACATATAGTTGATTACCAGTCCTGAATAACCTTTTAAAATAGTTGCTGTTATCCATTCTTAACTTTAACACAGAACAGGAGATAATAAAATGGATTTAAAGCAAACAAAGAACATCTCTGTTAAAATACTTTTTGTATATTTGCAACAATACGTTTTATCGTTAAAATAGTTGTAACAGAAATAATACACATAAAAGAAAAACAGAGTAAATAGAAAATGAAGCGAGTTATTAACCTGGACAATTGGAATAGAAAAGAGCATTTTAAATTCTTCTCGGCTCTCGATGACCCTTTTTGGGGAATTACCACGACTGTTGATTTCACAAGCATATATCAACAAAGTAAAAATATGGAAGTTTCTTTTTTTCTTTATTCTGTGCACTTCCTATTGAAATGTATCAATGCGACTACTGCATTCAAATTACGTATAGAAAACGGAGAAGTAGTAGAATATGATAAAATCAATATTTCGCCCACTATCGGAAGAGAGGACGGAACTTTTGGCTTTGGATTTTTTGAGTATGACACAGATCTTTCCTTATTTATTGAAAATGCAGAAAAGGAAATACATAGAGTAAAAAACAGTACCGGACTTTCTTTTTCCAAGGACACAGCAAGAGCGGATGTCATCCGTTATTCGGCTCTGCCCTGGTTTGCCTTTTCCGAGATGAAACATGCCGGTTCAATTCAAACAGGAGATTCTATACCCAAAATTTCCACAGGTAAGCTGATACAAGAAAAAAAGAAACTTTTGCTTCCTATATCCATCAGTGTCCACCATGGCTTGGTGGATGGACGAAATGTTGCTGAATTTATACAGAACGTAAAAGACGGACAAAATAATACATTATGATATGATTGCTCTCTCTTCCTATTCTAATAATAAAACATGAAAAATAAAATAGAATTTATCGCTTTTGATGCCGATGACACTCTTTGGGAAAATGAACTTTATTTTCAAGAGTTGGAACACAAATTTTGTCATCTTCTGAGGAAATATTCACCGGCTCCTTCCGTATCAGAAGAATTGTTCAAGACAGAAATAAAGAATCTGCATATCTATGGTTATGGACTGAAAGGAATGCTGCTTTGCATGATTGAAACCATTTGCAAAGTTACTAATGGAGAAGGAGACCTCAATCTCGTAAAAGAAATCCTCCGATCAGGTCAGGAACTTCTGCAAAGGCCAATCACATTATTGGACGGTGTGCAAGAAGTCATATCAGCCTTGCACGAAAATTATAAATTAGTATTGGCCACCAAAGGTGATTTGTTCGATCAAAAAAGAAAGATTTCTGCGTCCGGACTACAAGAATACTTTTGCCACATAGAAATAATGAGCGACAAGAAAAATGCGGATTATAAAAGATTGCTTGATAATTTAGGGTGTAAGGCAGAAAATTTACTGATGATAGGTAACTCGATAAAGTCGGATATTATTCCCATATTGGAACTCGGAGGTTATGCAACCTATGTACCTCATCATGTCACTTGGGCACACGAACAGTATGAAGGAGAAGTAACGCACTCCCACTTTATTAAGTTGAATAACATTAAAGAGATACAAAACTATCTTTAGTTTGTGCCATATTCCATTCTCCACGTGGTAACTCTTTGAACAAAAATACCACGTCCGGCAAGAATCAAAAAAGGATAAGTCACTCTATACAACAAAAAAGGGTTGTCAAAACGTGGATAATGCTGTCGTTTCGTTCGTAGGGGCGAGGTTCGCTCGCCCGAAAACAGTTTGCTTTGTGTCTTCGGGCAGACAAACCCTGCCCCTACAGTTAACGATTGGATAGTCCGGTTTCGTTTTGACACTTCCTTTTATACACATTTAAAACCCAATACTTAATCCGGCTATCAGATAAGTTTTGTCAAATGAGGGCGAAACAATAGCCTGTACAAACAAAGGCAAAGAAAAATGATCTGTAATATTAATGTTCTTGGAAGC